GGAGTTGACGGAGGCGATACGCGCAGTCGTGGTCTTTGATGATGCCCCACCCGAGGAGTTCTGTTGTTGGGTGTCCCTTGGGGACATCAACCGTTTGCGCGCAACCCTCGGAGGAACCCAAGATGAGTGAGGCAGAGAGGACAGGAGTGAGCAACGAGGAGCACTGGGAGATAACCGATGGGGGTGTAGGCCCCTCTCCTAATGACGAGATAGCGTGTCTCACTGCAGAGGTACTTCGGCTCCGCAACATTGAGTCAGTCGCCCACCACATGCGGCTTGAAGGCCAAGCCGTCGTGTCTTGTTGTAAGAAGGAGGAAGCTTGAACGTAACTCGTAAGCTTTTGCTGGGGCTGGTGGCAGCGGGACTCCTGGTGTTGTCCCCAGCCACAGCCGTGGCAGCCCCACCGGCAGGACTGCATTGCCCCAGCGGCGGGGTCAAGACAGAGGTGGGCAACCACTTCGGCCCAACCGTGACCTTCGAGGAGGAGACTACCTTCTGTGTGAAGTGGTCTACCACCAACTCGGGGGTGCTGACAGGTACTACCTTCACCACACCAGACGGTAAGGACATCTCGTACTACGTTGTTTACGAGGAGGACACAGATGGACCGACACCAACGCAAAGCCCTACGCCTAGCCCTACGGCGTCAGCGGAAACTCCGTCGCCACCTCCGCCGCAAGACACGCCGAATCCAACGGGTGCAGGAAAAGCTGGACCGCCTGTGGCCCGAGTGGAGAATGGTCCAAGACTGGCACAAACCGGAGTAAGCGACGGTGCCCTGGGGCTAGGTCTGTTCTTCCTAGCCCTCGGCTTCGGCTTCACCCTGGCTGCCCGGTACCCAGGCAAGCGCCGCTAGGCCCCCATGCCCCGGCGTAGCAAGGGTCCTAGCCCATACCAAACCAAGGAGTGGCGGGCTGCCCGCAAGAAACTAATCAAGGAGGTAGGAAAGGCATGCCAGGTATGCGGGTATTCAGCACGGAGAGTCCACGGCCACCACGTCAAGGGGGTGGGCAACGACCCGGAACACACGGACCTGAGAGTTCTGTGCCCGACGTGCCACGGGTGCCTGACAGCGCTGACAGCGAGGACGAGGAATCGTATTCTGCTGAGGCACTGGGTCGCCTTGTGGCGGCTGGCCCAGGTGAGGATGCAGTCCTCCTCCTCGAAGACTACTTCGTTGGCAACCCCGAAGCGTTCGCGTACGAAGCGGAGGACGGGTGGCGGGTAAGCATGGGACACCTCGACGCCGACGTGTTGGGTCTCCACTTAGCAGGGAGAAAGACCATCGGTACCTTCCCTCTGCGTGCTGACGACACTACTACCTTCGTAGTATGGGACGTGGACACGTTAGACCCCACCCCCATCGCACAACTAGTGGGTGTACTAAGACCGCCGTATCTTGTCGAGCATACAGGAGGCCGTGGACGCCACATCTGGCAGCACTTTACGGAACCTGTGAACGCAGGCTTAGTGCTAGAGTATGGCACAGCCATGCTAGCACGGGCTGGGGTAACAGCCGAGGTGTATCCCAAACAAGCCCAACGTAACAGCGGGCTGGGCAACCTCATCCGCATCCCCCTAGGCGTAAGCCGGGGGACGGGGGTGAGAAGTCACTTCGAGTTCGGTGAGTTGCGCCGGGTACCCTTCAACGGTTTATATAGTAGAGGGGGAGAACACTCGGGCAGCACCACCGCAGGTGGTCAGGGACGTGAGGACTGGATTGAGTCCTTGTACTCGGGCCACGCCCCGGACGGCAGGAACAACGGCCTCAACCGACTGGCCTACTGGCTGATGTCAAGAGGGTTCCCCTCTGAGGTTGTTGTGGCGGCGGTTCTTACCGCTAACGACACGTTCGAGGACCCGTTGTCAGAGGATGAACTAATGAGAACGGTTCTCAGAGAGAGGAGAGGTTAACTTGGCAGTAGCCGCGTACAAGTGGGAGGCGAAGGGTGGTAAGACGTACACCCACACCGGCCAGCAACTGCTGGACATGGCCGCGAACGACCCGTTCTTCCCGGTCCCATACCCCATCCTGCGTACCATGGTGGAGGACGAGCCACGTCCGGGGGGTATCAGTGTCACCATGCTTAACCCCATCTGTCTTCGGTGTGCTGTGTTGCAGAAGTACAACGACTACGTGGTGGACCTGACTGCCCGTTGGTGGGCCTGGCGGGGCACCATGTTCCACTCCCTGATGGAGAAGGGTGCGCAGCGGGGTGCTGTGTCCGAGGTTCGCTTCTGGGCTGACCTCCCTGGACTGGACGGGTGTGAGATACACGGTAAGATTGACGACATGCTTGTCACCCCAGACGGTGCCGTGCTACGGGACTGGAAGTTCCCGAAGAAGCTCCCCCGTTGGGGCAAGCCGTGGGACAACCACTGTGCCCAGGTGCAAGACTACCGTTGGTTGGTCAACAACGCCAAGCGGTGGGAACCCGACCTCGGTGGGGTGAAGCCCAACGAGTTGAACATCAACCGACTGGGGGTGGTATACGTAGCAGAGGACAGCGTCATGCCCTTGGAAGTTACCAAGTCCGTGCAGGTAGCCAACACGTCGCGGAGTGGGACCCACCCAGTGCGGGTGCCCGACGTGTGGCCCGACGAGGAGGTGGAGGCCCTGCTGGTGGCCCGTTACACCACACTACAGGACGCCTACGCCCGCTACGAGGCAGACAAGGAACTGCCCCCCATGCCACCAGGCTTTGACTACATCAGAGACTGGCAGCATCAGTGGTCCCCGACAGCAGAGATGTGTGTGAAGTTATACCATAATGGAGGAGGTGAGTAAATGGCTTTTGGAAAGACTAGTCTCGGTCAGACCTCTTGGAACGTCGCCGCCACGGTGGTGTCGGCTCTCATCAGTGTGAATGAGGTTCCAGAAGGGATGTCTGTGATGGACCTGCTTTCCTCGGTGAAGGGCCAGGTCTTCGAGGACCTGTGTTCCATCGAGGACAGCGACGGTGGCACTGCGAGTACCCCGAGTGGGGGCAGCAGCACGCCAGCCGACCCAGGTTCGTTGCGGTTGAAGGAGACCTACCGCAAGCATGCGGGGAAGTCTCTGGCTGAGGTCTACGCGGTAGACCCCAGCTACGTGGAGTGGCTGGCCAACAAGGCCCGCGACCAGTTCATCAACCGGACGGCTACCGCCTTCCTGGCTGGTATGAACGGTGCCCAGTCGTCTTCGACGGTGCCCGAGTACCTCAGCGGTTAGACAACAGGAACGCTTGCGGTGCAACCAGGGCGCGCGGGGGGAGAAGGGGTGTGTTCCCCTCCCCCCGTTGCCCGAAGGAGGGACATGAAAGTCCAACTATTCGGCAAGCTGTTAGGAGAAGCCCGTGACTACGTTAGGGACGACAACACACGCATACCTACTGGCTTCCCAACTATTGACAACCTGCTTCGGGGTGGCCTGCGACCAGGCCATACGTGCCTGCTGCTTGGTAGAACGGGTGTCGGGAAGACCGCTGTCGCTACCGCTATTGCCACTCATGCTGCAAAGACAGGACACGCCGTAAACTTTGCCAGCCTAGAGATGGGGCGCGAGGAAATGACAGTGCGCGCCTTGTCAGCAGACCTGGGCCTGCCCGTGTGGCAGGTGGAGGAAGCCCTCATCAAGAACGGGGACCACCCCGACTCCCCAGCTGTGCTGGGTGAGGCTAGCGTGCTGAGGACTCTCTCTATTGACGACTCCACCCGCCCCAACTGGGACGACCTGGGTAACTGGGTGGACGAGACCTCCAACCTCCTCGGTCAACCGATGTCCATGGTGGTTGTTGACCACCTCAAACTTATGGCCCTCTATGGCTACCCCCGAGGAGAGGCCGAGCGTGTGGCCCGACTCGCGGAGGATGCGAAGGGGTTCGCCAAGACAGCCGGTGTTGCCCTGGTCATGGTTCACCAAGTGAACCGTGGGGAGAACGGTACCAACCACGGGCATCTCCCGGTCATGATGGAACATGCCATGTATGGGGGCGAGGCTGACGCCGACTACATCCTTGGTGTCTGGCGACCTGGGCTTGACCCTGAGATGGACCCCGGTGAGCGCCTGGCGCGTGAACGAGAGGTCCGAGTCGGGGTACTAAAGAACCGGCATGGGGACTCCCACTTCGAGGGGGTCAAGGTGTACTGGAAGAAGCCGTCAATGCGAATGGTAGAGGAGGAGACAGATGAGACTGTTGGTGTGCGGGTCCCGTACCTTCAAAGATGAGAAGTTCCTCATCGAACACCTAGCCCCCTTTGTTGCCCGAGGTGGCGGACCCCCGGTTATTATCCAGGGGGCGGCACGCGGGGCAGACAGCCTCGCCGCTGCATGGGGGCGGCGGGTGTTCGCGGAGGTCCTCGCCTTCCCGGCGAACTGGAAGAAGCACGGTCGGGGTGCTGGCTTCGTGCGCAACCGTCAGATGCTAGAGGAGGGCAAGCCCGACCTGGTCGTTGCCTTCGTGGACAAGGACCTTCGAGAGTCGAAGGGTACAAAGCACATGGTGTCCATTGCCGCCGAGGCAGGGGTTCCCGTCTATGTCTACCGGAAGGTCTAGCCCAGCTGCTGCTGTCCTGACCCGCTACCTGCGTGACCAACTACGAAGGAGTATGGCCCTTGAAGAAGAGAGGCGCAAGTTCTACGAACGACTCCTTACTGGGTCGGGTCTTTCACATCGACGGCAAGGAGTGGACCGTGACCGAGGTCATACAGGGTGTGGCCGTCCTGTCCCGTACTATCGACAGCGGGCGTCACGTCTGCATCTTTCGGAAGGTAGGTAGCGTTGCCATCCCTGAGAGTTAACGAGGTTGTGCGGCGGGTCAAAGATGCGGACCCGCTGACCCTGGACAGAGAGACCATACTAGCCATGGTAGTCCACCTGATGGACAGGTGGGACCTGTTGTACCCCAGAGAGGAGCTAGGGCGTGCTGTTAGCCAGTATCTTGATAAGCATAGCGAGGGTGTGGGCGAACTACCGGCTGGTGAAGTTCAAGGCTGACGGCTGGTGGTGGAAAGCCGCCACCATCCCCGCGTTCATCTGGGTGAACTGGGAGTTAGGGCTGCATGGGTTCTACGTGCTGAACATATTGGATGCTGTTGTCACTGTGAAGGGGGTGCAAGAATGGAAAGCCTGGTCGGCTTCGATAGCGAGTGGTGCAAGTGTGGCTGTGGCTACTACCTCGCCTGCTTCACTGACGGACATGCTTCCACGTTCTCTAAGGACACAGCCCTCACCACCTTTAACAGCCTTTCGACGGTAGCCACCCATGGTGGGAGGAACGACTACCTGGTGTTGGGGGCATACCCCGCCCCCTTGAAGTACGACTCATTGATGCTGGCCTGGTTGTACCAAGAGGAAATGGCCCATGGTCTTAAGCCCCTGACCGAGCGGTACCTAGGCTATAGCCTAGAGGACCCCATCAAGGTACGCGAAGGGGTCACCTACTGGCGGGACTACAAGACCCACATCGTGGACGCGCCGCAGGACGAGGTCCTACGGTACTGTATGGCAGACGCCGAGGCGACCAAGGCGTTGGTCCCCTTCTTCTGGACCCTGCTTCCCAAGCCCCTGCAGGACTGGTACCTAAAGGTTGAGGTCCCCTTCGACCGCGCCCTGTTCGGGAAGGAACAGCGCGGGGTCCGGCTGGACCTTCAGCGCCTGGCCGAGACAGACTACCAGGTGCAAGTAGAGGCATCAGCACTAAAGGAAGAACTGTTCAAGGAGGTAGGGTATGAGTTCAACCTCAACAGCCCGAAGCAGGTTGGGCAAGTCTTGTTCACTGACACATGGGTAGACACGGAGAGGAGGGAGGATGGAGAATACAGCACGGGTCGGCAGAAGTTTAAGACTGTCGAGGTTGAAAGACAAGGGAGAGGGCTGCGCCCGCCCGGTAAGACTGCCGGAGGCCAGGCAAGAACGGATGAGGAGACTCTACAACAGGTTGGACCACTGGACCCGGTGGCGGGAAGGCTCCTACGATGGAGAGAACTCGATAAGCTTCACGGCACCTACCTGGTCACCTTCCCGACTTTCTGTGTTGCTGGACGCCTTCACGGACGATTCAATTCCACCGGAACCGTCACCGGAAGACTCTCCTCGAACTCCCCCAACCTCCAGAACATCCCCCGACGAGGAGAATACGGACGACTCTTAAGGTCCTTCTTCGTTGCTGACCCTGGCAAGGTGCTGGTGGTCGGGGACCTGGACCAGGTGGAGTACCGCCTGCTGGCCTACGTGTCCCGCGACCCTGAACTGTGCCGGGTATTCGAGAATGGGGAGGACATCCACCAGACCACCGCTGACCTGGTGTCAGTGGACAGGGACCTAGCGAAGAACATCAACTTCTCCATCAACTACTTGGCTAAGGCTAAGACAGTGAAGGAGAAGTATGCCCCTGACCAGTCCGTGGCCTTTGTCCAAGAGGTGCTAGACAAGCACCGCGCCCAGTTCCCTGCGGTGTACGAATGGCAGGAACGGGTGCTGACATACTGTCGCCGGAACGAATATGTGGTCACCCTCGGCGGGCGCATCCGCCACCTGCCCGCCATCAACAGTAGCAACTGGGGCCTGCGTCACCGGGCTGAGAGACAGGCCATCAACGCGGTCATTCAAGGGAGTGTGGCTGACATCATGAAGTACATGATGAACCACATGTACTCCTTGAACATACCCATGCTGTTGCAGGTCCATGACGAAATTGTCTGCGAGGTCCCCGAGGACCAGGCCGACCAGTGTGTACAGGTGTTCGCGGATTCGGTAACACACGCGGAGACCCAGCTAGACATCCGGGTACCCTGGGTGGTCAACTGTACCCCACATGTAGGAAAGGACTGGGTCAGTGCAAAGGGTTAGGCAGCAGGAAGAGTACCCCTTGACCTACCTCCGTGTCTTCGGAGGACGGTATGACGGGCAGGAGTTTGTCATAGCCGGGACCGACCTGCCCCCGGAGTACATCCAGGGGGAGGACGGCAAGTATTGGCCGCGTGCTGAGACCCGGTATGGTGTGTTAATCTACGTGAAGGAGGGAATGAAATGGGAGACACTGAGATTCTAGCCCTTATCGCAGAGGCGCGGAAATACACGTTGTTATCTATCGTCACCCGCCTCGCGGACGCCCTCGAACAGATGCGGCGGGAGAGGGACGAGGCGGTGATATTGCGCGACGAGCACTACGTCGTCGCTAAGAGTCAAAACGACCGCGCCGAAGCCGCCGAGCAACGAGTGGCGGAGTTGAGGGAGGCGCTCGGGGTTCTACTGGAAACAAGCGCGAATCCCGGCCACGCCTTCGCGCACGAGGGAAACGTGACCACATCGCGCGCCTTGCACGCCTTGGGGTGCCCCGGCTGCGCCCTGGAGAGTGCGCGCACCGCAGCCCGCGCAACCCTGGAGAGGAACCCAAGATGAGTGAGCAGGACGTGCTGCAAGAAGCGATAGGGCGGGTATTGAATCACGCCATTGACGCTGAAACGAGGGTGACCGTCCGTGCGTCGGTGCAGGTGTCTGACCTACGCGCCGTCGTAGACGCCCATGCTCGCGCCGAGCAACGAGTAACGGAGTTGGAGCGCGCGCTGCGGACACTAGCGGATGGAGCCGCGCCCGCTCTCGTCAAACAGTACGAGGACGAAGGCGAATCAGGCAACTACGTCGCCATCGTTAGCGTTCAAGAGTTCGCCCGCGCAACCCTGGAAGGAACCCAAGATGAGTAACACGTACACACGCACCCATGTCTACGTGAAATTCGCCAATCCCTATCTCGTCTGTGAGTCATAACGAACGGCGCAACCCCTGAGAGGAACCCATGAGTGAGCAGCGGTGCCAGCGTCTCGACGAGCGGGGCGCGCGATGCAGACGGGAAGCGAAGGTCGAACGCTCCACGCATGACCAGTTTGAGACTGATCGCTGGTATCTCACCCTGCTTTGCCGCCGATGCTCGATGGGTGCAGCACCGCACACCGAACTCACGGATGCCCCCTTCGATGTTGACCTGTCTCGGCGAACCCTCGGAGGAAACCAAGATGAGTAAGCAGGACGTGCGCGCGCGGCTGGAAGGCATCCGCAACAAGAACAACCTGCGCTCTAAGAAGTGGCACGAGAGCCAGGTGCCGCCCCATTGGTCGCCGTTGATGAGCGACGTGGATGAAGCCCTCACCCTCGCCGACTCCCTCCTCGCCGAATTAGAGAACGCCGAGCGACGAGTAGCCGAGTTGACGGAGGCGGCGCGCGCGCTCCTCTCTCACATCGAAGCGTTGAGAACGCAGTTTGCCATGCTGCGTCAAGAGCCGGGGGGAGAGCAGAGACACATTATCGAGTCCGCCGTAGACCTCCGCGCAGCCCTAGAGAGGAACCCAAGATGAGTGACCGACCCAAGGAGGAAGCATGGAAGCAGTAGCGCACCTCAAGCCCGCGTTCACGGGGTTCTACATCCCCGCCACGGACAACAAGCTCCGCGTCCTTGGTCATGAACTGCCCGCGCCCGAGAAGCCCTACCAGGCGGGCACCATCTTGAAGGTCACGGCCTACTACGAGGTGGAAGCCGCGGCAGCCTTGAAGCCCTTCGGAGAAGGGTTGGTGTACGTCCAGACCTGCGCTCCTGACACCGGGCGCGCAGATCCCGTCACCATCGTCGAGGTCCACCCACCCCGACAGGAAACCCTTCCGGGGGTCTGGGAGGCTTGACCCGTCGCCTCTGCGTCTGCGGGCGCAACTACCCCCTACCGGACACGGGGTTGTGCTTGGTCTGCGCGGAGGAGAAGCGACACGCGGAGTACGTGGACAACGACCACACGAGGGACCGCGCGCGCAGACAGAACTGGCGCGAGCGCAAGAGAAGGCAAAGAGACAAAGAACGTCATCGCCCCGACGAACCCCTGTCCCCCGACGCAGACCTGCTGGAACTCCAGGAGGAGATGTGCGCCTTGATCGACTGGTTGCGCGCGCGCAACCACTCCCCCACGGCCGAAGCGATGTTCGACCAACTGACAGAGTTGTGCAAGCAGGCAACCTGGGGACCGGAAGAAGCCCCAGAGGGGTAGTGACCGCCTGGACACGATGGGCGCATGGCCCTCATGGAGGCCCCGGTGGTCGCCCAAGAGATCGCACCCAGCGTCAACGCGGTGTGGATCGCGCTGATCGGTTCGCTGACCTCGATCGCGGTTCTGATAATCACGCAGCTCTACGCGCTCCGCAAACAAGGCGACACACAGGCGAGCAAGCTGGACGGGATCGCAGCCGTGGGAGTCAGTACGCACGACCTGGCGAACAACAACCTAGCCGAACAGCGCAACCGCGCCGACAGAGCAGACGCGCGCATCACCGAGATGCACAAGGAGATCGCCGACTTGAAAGAACTCCTCACGGCGGCGGACCTGAGTGTAGGGCGCGCGCGCAAGGCGACTAAGAAGGCCAAGGCGAAGCGATGAAGCTCCTAAGAGCCGCGCTGATCGTTGTGTCTATCCTGACCTTCGCGTGGGCGCTGCTCCAGGTGCGCCACCTGGGGGACGTTGCCACCGAGCAAGCAGCCGAACTCGCGCATCTGCAATCTGTTGCCGCGCAACTGGTCGAAGCGCGCAGCCCACGCGAGATCAACACGCTGCTGACCGAACTCGGGGTACTCGTGCGCGAAGGACCACCCGGACCCTTGGGAGCCGTTGGTCCGTCGGGACCAGCAGGCCGTGACGGACGCGACGGCAAGGATGGTCGGGACGGTAGAGACGGCCAGGACGGCGAGTCCATCAAGGGAGACAAGGGCGATCAAGGCGATCCCGGCGAGGACGGTGAGGACGGTCAAGACGCACCTACGCCCGAGCCTAGTCCGAGTCCAAGCCCGACGCCGTGCGAAGTGCCGGAACCGTTATGTCCGTGAACCGATAGAAGGAGGAGGACAATGAACGGAACTACGCTCGGTGCCATCCTGGCGATTGTCGCCGTGGTGTTCTTCGCCATCGTCGGGTTCTTCGATGTCGGCGATGACCACGCCCTGACGGCAGTTGGGCTTGCGTTCCTGGCGGGCGCGCACGTCGTCGGCGGGTTGTGGGTGCGTCGGTGAACCGACTGGCAGGCGCGCTCGTCACCCTGGTCGTCGTGGTCGTGTGCGTTGTGCTGCTGTTCAAGCTGATCGACAGACTCTGATGAAGTTCGTTCGGGCGTCCGAGTGGGGCCGCGTCATCGCGCGCCCCACCACGCCTATCGGGTCCAAGATCAAAGGCTTCATCGTCCACCACACCGCCTCCGCTGAACCCGCGAAGCACTCCTCCTGTCTCAGTTCCGTGCGCGCCGTCCAGGACTACCACATCGCGCAGGGATACCAGACCATTGCGTACTCGTGGCTCGGTTGTCCCCACGGGTATCTGTACGAAGGTCATGGGTTCGGGTCGCTGTCGCAGGCGCACGGGGACGCGAACACCACGCATCTGGCCCTGTGCTTCATCGGGACCAACCCGAAGGTAACGGCCAATCGCAGGGAGATGTTCGAGTGGGTGCGCGCGCGCATGGCAAGCCGCAAACCCTTAGCGAAGGAGATTCTGCCCCATTCTGCGGTGTCGTCCACAGCCTGCCCCGGTGACAACTGGCGCAGGTTCATCAACAAGAAGGAGTACGAGATGGCATTCACAGACGAGCAGGAGAAGTTCCTCAAGAACCTCGTCAAGGAAGCCAAGGAGGCGGACACGACCGCGCTGGCACTCGCGCGCGTGGTCAAGAACTTCCGCGCGCACAAGGCCGACCACGGGGGCGCGCACAAGCACAAGGTGACGGGAACGGCGGAGTGAGTCGGGATCGACCGCTTTCCTGCGCCGGGCGAGGGCTGGCCTGAATGCCCACACGACGACCGCAGCGAGCATTGCGCTCGCCCTACTCGCCTCCTGCGGGAGCCCCACCATTCCGCCCGGACCTGAACCTGATCCGGGGCATCGAGCAGTCGTATCCGCAGACGAACGTGCGATTGCTCCCACAGTCCGCCCTCGACCTCGACGAAGCGTGCGCCCCGTACAACGTGACGAGGGCCCCTGGCAGGGCACGGTCGCGGCCTGGTACGGGGACACCCCGCACGGTTGCTACGACAGAGGCGGCACCTTCACGCCCCACGACGGCAGCGTGGTCTTCACCGCGCACAAGACGCTTCCCTGCGGGACGCTCATCGAGGTCCGATACGGCGCGCGCCGCATTGTTGTCGCGGTCCGAGATCGTGGTCCCTATGGGGATGCTCGTCGCGATCTGGATCTGTCGCGCGCTGCATTCCAGGCGCTCGCGCCCTTGTCGGTCGGAATCCTGAAGGTCGAGTGGCGGGTCGTCCCGGCCTAAGCTCTCGTGCGGGGAAGGTTGGTACTGCGGGGCCTCGATCGTGGAGGACGTGAAGGTCTACGACAACGTGGTCCGTGATTCAGCCGCCACGGGCGCGGTTCAGGACGTGGGCTCGACCGCCATCTTCCGCACGCGCGACAACACGTTCGTCGGCAACACCTACTCGGGCGGACGGTGGGCGTGGGAGAACTCCTTCTTCTCCGACCTCGCGCGCTGGCAGACCTACCACCCAGGGGACGGCTTCTAGGCTCACGTGTTAGGCTCACCCCCATGGTCAGGAAAGCGTGCCCGCTTGCGATTTGCGACGGCTCTGGGTTCATCCTCCTGGACGGCGGGGAGGAGGAGGACAACTGCCCGTGCGCGGAGGAGCGGCCCACGGGTGGCTGGACCCCTGCGGCGAAGGCCGAGTTTCTGACCCACTACGACACCCCCCACAGATTCGGGACCTGCTCCTGGTGCGCGCGCTACGCGGCCTCCTAGAGCCCTTGAGTCGCCCCAGGCGGGTCGAAACCCAGGTCCGGGCATAGGGAAAGCCCCGGCCTGAGCCGGGGCTCTCAGGGGGGTGGTGCGGTTACGCTTTGACCTCCTGCCGAGGAGTGTCCCAGGGGGGCTTGCCAGACTTACAAGCGGGATTATCACAGGCGAAGTTCACGGTGACGCCATCTGAGTTATCCGCCCAAACCTCAACCGGCCCACCACACTCCTCACAAGATACTGCGCGCCTCTTCTCCGCTCTCATGCTCCTACCTCCTCCCGCTCCGCAAGTTCCGTCTGCCAGGCCCAGTACACTACCGCGTCGATGACCTGATCCGGCTCACGTTGCGCGCGCGCACTCTGGCAGTAGCCAACGATCCACGGCTCGGGGATGTGATACGTCCTCCCCTGGTAGATGGCGCTCACGGTGCGTGAGTTCATGCTCCCACCTCCACGGGGTAGATGCCCCACGGGGCATCGTCGTAGCCCGGCAGGCGGACGATGGTGTAGTCCCGCAGGGCTTCGCAGAACGCGCGCGCCTCGCTCCGCTCCCACTCGGGGTGTTCGCAGGACTGGTACTCGTAGCAGGCGATCGCTTTGAGGATGACCACCGGGGAGAAGTCCGGGCCGTTCATCGGGTAGCTGTAGGAGTCCCGCCAGTACTCCTCGCACGGTCCCGGCACGCCCCCACCCTCCAGGGTGTCGGGGTAGCGGTGCGTGACGCTGAGGAGGTTCGCCGAGATCAGCATTTCCCCAACGCTGTCGGCGGTGTCGTGGCGAAGCTCGGCCCACACGGAGGACCAGTCCTCGGGGTTTACGTGCCCGTTGGCCGTCTCGACCTGCGCGCGCACCTCCGGGTTGATCCACCGGAGCCGATGGGTTACGTCCGCCAGTCCAGCCCGGACCAGGGCGTCGATGTGCTCTCGGTCAACCATGAATGCACTCATGTCCTCACCCCTTCTAGAACCCGGCGCGCACGGTACGCGCCCACGATCTCGTTCGCCGACTGTCCTGCATCCCAAGCCCGAATCCACGCGCGCGCACGTCGTCTCATAGCCCAAGACCGAACAGCGAAGGACACGCGCGCCCTCATGGCTGCCCCCCTTCAAGCGTTACCGTTGCCACGGCCACGGCCAACGCGAGCGCCTGCGCCGGGTCGTCTGCGCCCGCCATCGCTGCGATAGCCTTGAGCGCGTCGTACATGCGGGGTGCTTCGGCGATCAGGCAAGCGCTCCCCTCGTCCTGGTCCCCGTCAACGGGCACCGATGCGATGCGGTAGTTCCGCCGTTCAGGCGTCGACGCTTCTACGAACCAGTAGCCGTTCGCCCCACCCGCGACACGCCACGGTCCGGGCGTGTGCTGCGCGCGCTTCTCCTGCGCCCTCATGCCGACACCTCGTCCAGTAGCGCGCGCGCTAGGTCCGACGTGAGCCCGATACGGTTCATGCTGATGGGGCCAAGGTCCGGGCCTCCAACGTGTCTCCAGATAGCCTTGCCGAAAGCCAAGCGTGCTGTGTAGACGCTCTGACCGACGATGGCGGTCGTCCCGCGCACCTCGACGTCGCTGCTTAGTGCCATCCGTACCACCTCCTGTTCCCAAGGCTACACCTGGGGAATCCCCTGGTCAACACCTTGGGACGAACTACATGGTTGATATTCACGAAGGGGCAGGTCAGGTCTTAGAAGGGGCTCCCTAGTTGGCCCTCCTGGTCCCCCGTCCCGACCGGGTGAGGCGCGCGCACACCAGGGACAGGAGGGACAGAGGACCAGGCCAAGGACCAGGGCAGGGGGTGGACGCAGGCAGGCAAGGGGCCGGGGCAGGTGGACGCGCGCGCTTCACCACTCGATGACAGAGCAGATCAAGGGGAGAGAGGGGACAGGGCACACCCCGCATCGAAGGGTATGACCGAAGGTGCTCACGGTATGACCGAAGGTATTACCCCCTCCCTTATGTAGTCCTAACGCCTGGTGGGGTACCCCAGCCCGGGTAGGGGGGGTTTTAAGCCTTCCCGGGGGGTGGGAGGGGCATATGGCACGGGGAGGGGGGGTGCCGGGGTCGCATAATGGGGAGATAGGGAGGTGGGGGGGAATCCGCGGTCCTATTTTTCCGGATGCTACGGGCCGTGACCTGCGCAGTTACATGTTCTGCAAGGAGGGATTCCTCGCAGAGCGCCCCGCAGAGACCAACGACGAGAACCAGGCGATCAATGAACTCTGTCCTCCCCGAAGGGGACCCCGCGAAGTGATATCACATCCCCCGGTGATATCATCTGGGTGATATCATGATATCATGCACCGGTTCCTTCTGAGACTCCCTGAGGGTTTGCATGACTCGGTCGTGCGCGGCGCGCGCGAGGCGGGGTGCTCGGTGAACGCCTGGCTCGTTGCGGCGATCTCCGGAACCTTCGCCGAGTTCCGCTCAGACCTTCTGCCGGACCCCGAAGGGGTCCCCGAAGGGGTGGAGCAGCCCCGGCGCGCATGTTCTCGCTGCGGGGTTGAGCCCAAGGTGTCTACGGCTTCCTGGGGCGGGGGCGGCGGCAGGATCAAGCGCTAACCCCTGCGGGGACCTGCGGGACCACTCCTTCACCCTGACGACATGCCACGCAAGGGTGCGTCCGCCCGCAAGGGCGCTTCAGCCCACACGCACATGATTGCAACCACTACGGGTCATAAGAAGGGCACGAGGGCTTTTGCCGCCTGGGCGCGCGCGCGGGCCTTGGACTTGTGGCGGGAGAATCCTCAACTCACCTGGGATGCGGTGGCTATCGACCTTGGACTGACCAGATCAGCCCTGGAGTGGTACGCCAAAAGAGACACAGACTGGCTGCGACAGGTAAAGGCTCTGCGCGCGGTCATCCATCAAGGCCAAGGGCCTCCCGACACCGGAACCTTCGCTGCATTTCGTGCCGAGTTCCTGTCAGTAGTGGAAGAGAACCCCTTGACCCTAAGGCAGCAGGACGTGGGAGTGACCTACCCCTACATGCAGCGCTTCGTTGATGCGCTCTCTGACTCCGAAACCCGTCGCATCCTGGCCATCTGGCCCGTGAGATTCGCCAAGTGTGGTTGGACCGAGCAGTTGGTCGATATGGCCGACGGGTCGAGCAAGCGCCATGCCGACGTTCGCGCCGGGGACAAGGTTCTGGGGATCAACGGCCCCACGAGGGTAGAAGCCGTCTCCGACAACGGCGTTCGGGACACCTACCTGGTCGCCACCAAGCACGGGCGCGAGATTTACGTCACCGGCAACCACCCCTTCTGGACGCCCTCCGGGTGGATCGTGGCTTCGGAGATGACGGGTCATACGGTTGAGGTGGATGCGGTACACGGCCAGGGGCGCGTCCCGCCCGAGGAGGCTTGGTTCCTGGGGGCGATGATCGGTGACGGATGCTTGTCGTCGGGGAACTGCTCCTTCGCAAACGCCGATCCTGCGGTGCTTGAAGCCACGGCCACCTTCGCCGCAGCGCGCGGGTGGGAGTGGACGGACCGGCAGAAGGCCAATCACGTCGAACGGCACTTCCGCAGCGGCTCGCGCGCCTACTTCCGCTCCTGGGGGCTTTACAACAAGGGAGCGAAGCAAAAGACCACGCCCGAGGCCATCCTGCGCGGGGATGCGGATACGGTCGCGGCGTACCTGTCGGGATTGCTGGACACCGACGGCTCTGTCACCGACCGGCACAAGTGGTTCGCTGTCAGGGATGGACGCAAGGCTACGCACCGACCAGAGGTCCTGCGGGTCGAGTGGGGCTTGGCGAACCAGCGGTTGGTGTCTGAGATCCAGTCGCTCGCGGCGCGGTTCGGCGCGGCGGGGCACATGAAGCGCAAGCCCACCATCTTGAACGGCAAAGAGTACGAGTCGTGGCGGCTCACGTACTCCGGGGACAACGCTTGGCGACTACTGCGTGTTCTGAATCCCGTTGGGGCAAAGCGCGAGCGCGTGGACGGGTGGATCAAGACCTACAAGCCCACCTCTTTCCCCGGCGTCCTCACCGATGTCGTAGCCAGCGTCACCAACCTGGGTCCGCGCCCCACCGTCGCGATACAGACCGAGGACGAGACATACCGAACGGGCGGGGTGCTGACGCACAACACCAAGCTCTTGGAGCAGTTCGTTGTTTACACCTTATGCCGCAACCCCAACGCAAGGATTCTCTACGTCTGCGGCTCCGAGGGGCTGGCGAAGGACCGCATCTACGCCATCCAACAGACTCTGACGGATGAAAGGCTCTACCCGGACCTGCATGCTCGTTGGGGGGGGTGGATCGGCAAGTCGGACAACCGGGCTATGCGCTGGGGGGCGCTGTCGTTCTACGTTCGCGGGAGAACGTCTACCGAGCGTGACCCTTCGGTCAAAGGAGTAGGCATCACAGGCAAGATCCTCGGCGCGCGCGCGGACCTCATCATCTTGGACGACATCGACGACCCCACAAACTCAACAGACCAGCGTAAGAAGATCCTCCGCGCCGTGAACACCACCCTGAGAACCCGGTTGAACGACGGGGGCAAGGTTGTGTGCATCGGCAACCGCTGTGGGCACGACGACGTGTACTCACACCTGATGGAACGAAAGGGCTGGATGCTGGACATGCAGTCCGCCTACAACGCAGACGGAACGTCTCTGTGCGAGGACATGTACTCCGTCTCGGAGCTGAAAGAGCTGGCGGAGGACATGACGCCCGCCGAGTTCGAGATGATGATGCTCAACAACCCCACCCCCGAGGGAACGTCGATGTTCCCCGTGGACCTTGTGGATATGTCCAAGGGGCCGTTCACCGACGCGCCCGAGGAATGGGAACGCATCATCTCCCTTGACCCCGCGCGCTCCGAGACTGCCGGACTGGTTGTTGTTGCCTGGGATCGGGCTTCGGGGACCATGCGCGTCATCGACTGCGAGGCCAAGCGCAACCCCCGCCACGACGGACTCTTCGAGATGCTCCAACGTCATGTCTACCGGCACAAACCCAAGCAGGTCATCATCGAAGCCCAAGGTGGTTCTCACCTGTTCTCAGACGTTCCTCACGTCCAGAGGTTCATCTACGAGGAAGGGGCGCGCCCGGTTCCGTTCCAGACGGGCGCGAACAAGCACGACCCCGGAGTCGGAATGGGGTTGGTGGCGTCCAAGATGGCCTCGGGCAAGCTCCAGATCGCCTGGGGGGACCTGGACGCCCAGCGAAGGATGAAGCCCCTGTGCGACGACCTGTTGGGCTGGCGTCCGCGCGCCACGTCTCACCACGGGAGCCATTGGGACCTCGCGATGGCGCTCTGGTTCAGCGTGAACGTCCTGAACCGCGAGCGACAGAACACTCACCGCAGGATTCAAGACCCGCTGGTGTCGCGGCGTCCGTGGATGCGCCCAGCAGGGCGGGAGCGTGGGGAGCGCGGGACGCGCGAGGCAAGGTTAGCGCGTGGCTGACACCTTCACGGACCTGACGCAACTTCTCGCCGAGCGAAAGATGGCGAGCGCCTACATCTCCGAGCACGAGTCGCGCGTGACGCATTGGCGCAACCATCACGACCGCGTGGCGCGCGTGGATGCCTTCGCGCGCGGGGACTGGCATGTGGTGTTCCCCGACTCCTCGGCGGTCGTGGAGATGCCCAAGGTCCCGAACATCATCCAACTCAAGATCGACGACGCCGCAGGGATGGCGTCCTCGGTCATCCCGAGCGTGAGGTGCGACCCCGCCTCGGAGCGCGCCCGACCGCGAGCGGAGAAGCGGGAACGAATCGCGGAGTTCATCCGCGCCAAGAACCGCTATCCCCTCCAGGCGGCGCGGTACTTCATCGACCTGATGGTCGCGGGCGTCTCCTACAAGGTCGTGATGCCCGACGCAGACTGCGCGCGCATCCGGCGCATCGACCCCCGCTGGGCCTACCCGGACCGCATCTGGAGCCCCGACCGGGACGTGAAGAACCTCCTTGTTGCGTACCAAGCCTCGCGCGCCGTGCTAGCGCAGGACTACCCCGAGTTGGCTCTAGAGCCATCGAAGGCATCGCGCAAGGGTGAAGCGGACCTCGTGAGCGTCATCGAGTACTACGACTCCTCGGAGTTCGTGCGCGTGGCGGAGATCACGAACCCCAACGGAACCAAGCGCGCGGTGGAACTGAAGCACTCGAAGAACCTCCTGAGTCGCGTCCCGGCCGTCATCGGCGCGCGCCCCACCTTCGACGGACAGTTCCGTGGAGTGTTCGACCAGACCCTAGGAGTTCTGGAGTCCAACAACCGCATCCTGAACCTCATGCTCGACGCAGCCGCCGAGATGGTGGCCTCGCAGCCGGTGGAATACAACATGGAGAATCCCGAGGATTGGGGAACGGGAGCCGTGCTGCACTCGCGCTCGGCCGATGGGTTCATGCGCCGTATGCCTCCCGACGGACCCGCAGCGCAACTCTTCGCCATCTTGAACCAGTCCCGCAGCGACGCGCGCGAAGCAGCCGTCTATCCGGAAGCGCGCGCCGGTCAAATCTCCCAGTCAGTGGCGAGTGCAGCTTTTGTGAACGCAATCACAGGCAACCTCGCGACCGAGATCGCGCACCTGCAACGCATCGAAGCCGAATCCTGGGGTGAAGCCCTTTCGCTTGCTTTGGAGGTGGACGAGAAGTACCTGGACACCGGAGAAGCCAAGTACATCATCGGCTCGCAGAACAACAAGCGGTTCAGCGAGTCCTACAAGCCCTCAGAGGACATCAAGGGTGACTACGGCGTGCGCGTCGAGTTCGGGGGCGCGGCGGGCGGGGACCAGTTCTCTCACGAGATCAGGCTCAACCAAGCCGCAGGCAACGGGCTCATCTCGCGCAGGACCGCGATGGAGAAGCATTCTCTTGTCGAGGATGTCGTGGACGAAGAGAAGCAGTTGCTCAAAGAGCAGATGCTCGCGGCGGGGATGCAGTTCATCAACGCGCAGGCCGCGCAAGGCAACTTCCAACCCGGCGCGCAGTTCATCACCGCCTTGGACAAGGACTCGGAAACGCAACTGACGGTCCTGGCGCAACTGGGAGCCATCACCGCTCCACCCGAGCCGCAGAACAACGCTCCCGCTGGAATGGAATCCTTCGCCGAAGCCTCGGGCATCGCGCGCGGGGGAGGCGGGGATACCACGAATGTTCCCGGCGTGGGGGCACTACCGGAGCTAGAAGAGCTAGGAGTAGCGCTCTAAGGAGGGTGCCATGTGTGCAGGAGGTTCAAGTACGTCGCAGTTCCTGGTGGACGACGTGCTCACGCAGCGGCTTCACGACATGCAGTTGGTCGCCTCCGGGTTGATGTCGCGCAGGACCGCGATGGAGCGCTCGGGGCTCATCCTGGACGTGGACGAGGAGCTTCGCCGCATCGAGGCCGAGCGGGTGGCCGCGCTCTAGTGCCCAAGAAGAAGCGCAAGCCCCCGCGCAAGCCTCCGAAGAAGCCCGTCAAGAAGGGGTACTGATTGTCTCCGGTAGCCGAGAGGAACGACAAGGTTCCGAAGGGACAGGCTAGAGGCGCGCGCTCGGAACAGGAGTCCTTCATCCAACAGACGGGCGGGGACCTCGCGCAGGAGCCCTCGCCCGTCTCGCAGCCTCCCGAACCCGTCGAGGAGCCGACGCTGGAGGTTTCGCCCCAGACCCTCGGGGACTTCGAGGAGCCGGACTTCGATGAGGAAGAGGACGGCGAGGGCGTTGATCCCGAAACCTTCCAAGCCCTTATGGGTGCGGACACGAGCGCCGACGTGCGCGACATGCGCGCGCTCGCACGCTGGAGGCCCATCTTGGACTTCATCGCCTCACAACCTGGGGCAAGCGAAGGCATGCGCAACCTTGCGGCGGGTCTGCGAAGCCTAGAGGCCGAGTAGATGCCGCACCAGGCCGACCCGCAGGCGCTCAAGTTCGGCATCGAACCCGAGCCGCACGAGCAGCCTGCGGACGCGCGCGACCAAGCCTTCATCGCAAGCGAGAAGCGCAAGCGCAAACAGCAAGCGACCTTCGACGCACCCGAGATACGCAAGTTCGCGCCCCCCGCGCCCAGCGTGCCCGAGGACTTGGGCATCGACCCCCTGTCTCTCGTTCCCGCGACAGGTGAGGAATGGTGGCGCTTCCTTGATCGTCGGTTCGCCATCGCCACCACGTCCCTGCCGCAGATGGGACCGGCGTTCGCGCTGGAAGTCGCGGCCTCCCCCGTCACCGACGAGGAGATAGCAGAACTCGCGGAGGGGCTGTCCTGGACCGCCATGACGGGGATGCCTCCCCCGACCCGCGCGCAGAAGGACGCTGCCACCGCGCGCGCGCGCGAAGCCGTGGAAGCAGAGAACCGCGCGTTGGAAGCCATCGAGGCCAAGTACCCGTCCATCCGTCAGGGTGTGCTTGCCGAGATGGACAAGATGCTCGGCGGCGAGGTGTCGGACGCTGCCGTGGCGGAGTTGATCGGAGTCGAGCAGTTCGAGGACCTGGCGACCCAAGACCTGACGGTCCACAACCTCGCGAAGTTCCTGACGTTCCAGGAGGCGCAGCAGTTGCTTGGTCGTGAGGCCGTGCTGGAGGGCGGGCCGCTCGCGGACGAGCAGATCCTCGCGGCCTTCTCCGAAGGCATCGAAGCCCTGCAACAGCCCCGGCGCATCCCCGGCATCAGCGGCATCATCCCCAGCCTGACGGCGGGCGCGGGGAAGATATCTGACCCTTCGGCGCAACTCCAGCGAGTAAGTGACCCCGAACTGGCGGGCGCGCTGGAAGATCCGGAACTAGCGGCGCGCGTGGATGAAGTGGTGGGGGAAGCGCTCGATGCTTCCGACGGCCCCCTGCGCGTGGGGCTCAATGCTTTGGGGGGACTAGAAGGTCTGTACCACGCCGTGAGCGTGCCTGCGGCGACGGGCATCCAGGGCGCGCAGCAAGTGCTCCAGGGCGAGGCACCGGACCTGGCGGCTAACTGGAAGCGCTCTCAGGCGTTCGGCATCGGGCGCTCGGTTGCTATCGAAGCAGGGTTGGAGATCGGTTCCCGGCCCTTCGATGTCTCCAGCGCGACCATCGACTTCGCTTCCCGCATCTTCCTTGACCCCACGAACATCGCGGGAGAGTTCCTTGCGGGCGCGAAGCTCGCGGCCAAGGCTCCCGGCATCGCCGCCGCCAAGGGGATGCGCGGGCGCTTCGCCAAGCTCTTTGCCGTCAAGACCCCCGAGGAGTTCGTGGAACTCGGCTCCGTCAACCAGACGCTTCGTCGTCTGTGGAGCGACGTCGAGAAGATGCGCGCGTCGGCGACGCACGAGGGTTTTGAGAACCTTGCTCCGCTACTCAAGCGCTACGACCTGCCTCCCGATGCCCTGCGGGTGCTCGCGCGCGCGGAGAGTCCCGATCAACTCAAGCGCATCTTCGTGGACCGCATGTACGGGCGACTGGACGAGATCAGTATTTCCCGCTCGCAGGCGCAACTCAATCGCCTGGACGAAGCAGACCGCATCTTGAAAGACGCGACCCCCGAGACGTTTCCCGTCCCGAAGGGTCAAGAGTTCGACGACTTCATCAAGCAGTCCAAGAGCGCCATCGCGACCGAGCGCCGGACCATCATCCGAGGGTTGGGCAAGGACGAAGCCCTGACCATCATCCCCGGCGACCCCGCGCGCTCCACCTGGCACCGCATGAAGGAGTCCCTGCGACGTGGGGACCGGGGCACGCCCTACAACGCCATCATCCGCGCGGCGACGAAGGAGAACTGGGCCGACGACGTCGCGTCCATCCTTCTGAACGACCCCGCCGCTGCCATCCCCCGCCGCGGTGCGCGCGAGACGGCGCGCGCGGCAGGCCGCAAAGTGCGCGATGTGGTGCGCCGTCCCGTGGGTCGCATCCCGCAAGAGGCTCTGTCGTTGAAGCCCGAGGACATGCTCAAGTCCTCGCGGGACATGATCGACATCGGGCGCGTCTACGGCATCCCGCAGAACATCATCGACAAGCAAACGACCACGTTCATCAACGCCACGTCGCACGAGGAAGCGTTCAATGCGTTCCTCGACATGCTCAAGCACGCGGACCGGCAACTGCCGCGCGGGTTCATCCAAGAACTCACGTCCGTTACCGGAGGCAGCGCATCCATCTACGGCGGCGACGGAGTGAAGGCTCTGGAGGGTTGGTCGCGCGTGTCCTCGGACGGCGTGCCCTACGCTCAGCCCGTCTGGGGATATCAGGTGACGGGTTCCGTCCCCATCCCCAACATGAACGCGGTCGCGGACGCGCGCTCGTACCTGGGGCAGATGCAGTCCTTCCTTCGAGGTTATGGACGTTCGCGCCTCGCGCAGAACGTCGGGGGCGGCAGGCCGGGCATGTTGCTCGCGGACACCATCCAGGGCGCGCAGGTGGCGATCACGTTCCTCACGGGCGCGGTCTGGAAGCCGCTGGTCCTGCTGCGGTTGGGTTGGCCGCTCCGCGTTATCCCCGAGGAGGTCGCGCGCCTGGTGTCCGTGGGAGCGCTTCCCATCGAAGAATCCCCGCTGAACTTCCTCATGCGTATGCGCCGCGCGGGCGCGAACATCGAGGTTCCCGAGGAAGCGTTGATGCGGTCCTCGCGCATCATGGGCCGACGCACTCCCAGGCCTGACTCGATGGTCGAGCAGGGGTCGTCGGAGTTCTACCATGCTCTCTCGGAGAACTTGAAGTCTCTGCACACCGACGAACTCGCGCGCAACCTCGCGCGTTGGGGAAAGGACGACGCGCTCGACTGGTTGATGAGCGGCAAGGGCAAGGCATACCGCGAGCACATGGACCTCGTGGTCAAAAGGACCCTGGAGGTAGACGCCGTCGGTCCCGACGAATGGGCGCGCTACGTCGAGGTCGCGGACACCGCGCTCACGGGGATCATCGGGAACTCGGACGTGCTGCGCGCGGGGGTGGCTTCGGGGAAACTGACGGGTATCGCCGGGGCGCGCGGCGCGCGTAGCCTGCGGGTGGACGACGACATCTCCGCCGCGCTCCGCCAGCACTTCGTCGAGGGCTCGGACGACCTGCCCAAACTCGTGCCCTACCACGGGGCCTACGAACGGGCTTTGGGAGGTGCCAACGGCAACAACGGCATGGTGCGCACGATGATGGACTTCCTGGGCTCCAAGCCCACGAACTACCTGAACCGCGCGCCCGCGTTCAAGTTCTTCTACAAGAAAGAGGTCGCGCGCCTCACGTCCTACGGTGTGCCCAAAAAGGCAGCCGAGGCGCAGGCGCGGCAGTTCGGCATCCAGCAAGTGGGCTCCCTGCTCTACGACCTCTCGGAGCGCACCGCAACCGACCGGATGGTGCGGAACTTCCTGCCGTTCTTCCCCGCCTGGAAGGAAGTCTGGACCCGCTGGGCCGTGACCATCCCCGCGACGCAGGGCGTCGGAGTGGGCCACGCCATCCTCGCGCGCAAGGTCAAGATCATTCACGACGCGCTCAAGGGCGCGGGCGTCATCGGAGAGACAACCGACGCGGACGGAAACACCGTCGAGGTGTTCGCAAACGACGCGCTCAAGAACTTCTTCGGCACCTGGATAGGCGTGGAGGGCATGACGGGCGAAGCCGCCGTGTCGAGCGCGAACATCCTGTTCGGGTGGCCCGGCATCGGACCCATCCCCGAGATCGGCACGGCCCTCCTGGCGGACGCGGACATCCCCGGCATCGACGGGGCCGCCGAGGCGTTCAAGGGCTTGCTGGAGTCGGCGTCGGTGTTCGGGATCGACGCGAACTCCTCCCCCGCAGGGCTTCGCCGCGCGATGAAGGCTTTTGGTTTGACCATCCCGCTCTTCGACCAACTCGGACCGGAGCAGGAAGCCACGCAGGACGCCAACTTCGTCATCAACGTGTTCCGCACCAACCGCGCGGGCATCGAGGACCTGCTAGCGCGCACCGAGGCCGCGTCCAAGGTCACGGACCCGAAGGAGCGCGCGGCGCTCGCGCGCGGGTTCCAGCGTGAGTACCAGGACATGTGGGACGAGGCCAAGTCTGACGCGAAGTGGAAGATGTTCCGCTGGGGCCTGCTGGGGATGGTGTCGCCCATCCAGCCTCATCTCGTGTGGCCCGGCGCGGACGAGGCCGACGACATGCGCGCGCTGATGGAGCGCGTGGACGCTGCGACAGGCCGGGAGTTGTTCACCGAATGGATCGACGAGGACCCGCTGCGCGAACTCCAGTTCATCTCCAAGACCTACCGTCTGGACGGCGAGCAGGTCAAGGACGAAACCCTGCGCGCCTACATCGAGTCCACCGCCGAGGGTCTGCGTCAGTCGCTCGGACCCGACTACGTGGACTACGCCCTGGGCACCATGAGCTTCACCGCCGCGCGCGCGCGTGAACGGCGGGACATCGCGAACCTGGGAGACAACTGGCTCGACATCATGCGCAACCACGGCTCCGAGGTCGCGGAGATTCGCGACCGCGCGCGCACGAGCATCGCCAACCTAGAGTTCCTGAACCCCGTGTGGTCCGCCCAATGGGAGAAGAACCGCAAGCTCGCGATGGCGGGCGAGGGCGAGGACAACCCCACGGCCGCAGAAGCCCTGGCGCGCGATGCGTTCTTCATCATGCGCGACCTTGAAGCGTTCGACTGGTTCTCCTCGGACGAGCAGAAGGATCTGGGCGCTCTGCGCGCCGCGCTAGGGCGGTCCTTCGAGTCGATGACCAGCCAGCGAATCCCCAAGGACTCCTTCGAGGCGACCGAGATCGCCTATTACGACGGGGTGGACGACTACTACGCCGAGCGCGAGCGCATCTTCAACACCTTCACGGGCCCGGGGCACACCGACAAAGAGCGCAAGCGCGGGCGCGACATGCTGGGGGAACTAGACCGGAACTACAACCCCCCGGTGATAGATGGCAAGCAAATGCCACACCCGCAGGTGATGGCCTACTACAAGCTCGACGAAGCGGGCAAGGTCGCGAAGCGTCGGTCGTGGGCGCAGGGCAAGATCGGATGGCTCACGTCCGAGCAGCGCGACATCGTGGGCTTGGAGAAGAACAAGAAGGCCGAGACGTTCTGGACGCAGGTGTTCAAGACCCGCGACCAGGCGACGGAGTACATCCGCAAGCAGAACTGGTCCGAATCGAAGAAGGAAGCCACCAACATCCGCGATGCCATCGAGGCGTGGGAAGGGGACCTCGCGTCGTACTACGGGGTGCGCAAGGAGTACCGATTGAGCCAGCAGCCGGTCTACAAGCGCCTGGATGCCTTCGATGTCGTCAAGAACCCCGGCGTCCGCAAAGCGTGGGAGCGGGTGACGCAGGTGGCAAACCAAGCACGTGCGGCACTTGAAGCCCAAGGACTCGAACCCTCCAGCATCGGCGGCGGGGGCTTGGGCGTCTACCGACAGTTCGTGTCCTACGTCGAAGGCTACCGGCGCGCGGACAAGGGCCTGCACACCTTCCTCACGAACCTCCAGCGCAACACGTTCCTGTCGGACGCAGACGTGGACTTCCCCGCCGACTCCTCGCGCGCGTTCTATCCGTTCCTGTTCTTCGGAAGGGGGGACTGAGAATGTCTAAGGCACCCCCGAAGCCCCCGGACTTCACCAACCCCACGCCCACGACCCCAACGTCCGGGGGTACGACGTCGTCCGGACCGTCCAAGAGCGCGGGCCAGGCGTCCTACGAGGCTCATCTGCTGTCCACCTACATGGGTTTGTGGGGCGTCGCGCCCCCTCCTGGCTACCTGCGGGGCATCGCGGCCAAGGGCATGAACATCTTCGAGTTCGAGGCGAACGAGCGCGCGAAGCCCGCGTTCCGCTTCTCCCCCCGCTACAACGAGGAGCGCCTGAGCATCGGCCTGTCGCTCGCGGAAAAGTTCGGCAGTTTAGGTTGAGGATGAATCGTGGCTAAGAAGAGAACCGAACGCCAGCGGATGCGCAAGATCCTCCGCACGCAACTGCCGTTCCCGTTCGACGTGGACAAGTTCCTCGACCGGGCTATCCGCGACTTCCCCCAGGACCCCGGAGCCTACGCCTACGCGCTCATCATCAACTCCAAGGCGTTCGCCAAGCGGTTCCCTGGGATCAAGCGCAAAGACGGGACCCTGCGCGTCTCACCGGCTGAGTACGTTTCGCGCCAGGAGCAGTTCCGCTCCACCGCCGCGCAGTTCGGCTTCGGTCTGTCACGCGCGCAGATGGGCGCGCTGGTGTCTAAGGGCGTGGACCCCCAGGAGTTCACCGTCCGCGCCCGAGGGGTGCAGTTGGTCAACTCCAACCCCGGAACCATCGACTTCCTGAACAAGCAGATCAAGCGCATCAACGACCTGCGCCGCAAGAACGAAGTGCCGGGGCGCATCCCGCGCATCAAGACCCGCAAGGACGCCATCGACTTCTTCACCGGACGCGGAGACAGGCAACTCTACGCCGTCTACGAGGGCGCGCTGTTCCAGCAGACCGCCAAGGACGCGGGGATCAGGATCGACCCCAAGCGCGCAGCGAAGCTCGCCAAGACCACGGCTGGTGTCTTGGACCTTGAAGCGATCGAGGAGGGCTTTGGGTCCATCTCGGCGCAGCTACGTCTCGCGGGAGTGGAGCTACGTCAGGCGGGCATCTCGCAGCGCGAGCAGGAGATTCTGGAGTTCGGCGGTCCCGGCCGTGAGGCCATCCGCCAGAAGGTTGAACGAGAACTGCGCAACCGGCAGGCGAGCCTGGAGCAGGAGGCCCCGAGTCAAAGGATCGGACTGGATGAGCAGGGACGCCCGATTACCGGGGGCGGTACAGCAGCCGGGTTCTAGCCACGTACGTCGCGCGCCAGGCGCACCGGACCATCCCCACGGCGCCCGCGAGGGCCACCAGGAGCCCCACCGACCCCATTCCGTTGTCCGAGGTCCAGGCTCCAAAGACGCCCGAATCGTTCCAGCCGTGGGGGACGAAGTGCGCGCCGATCAGCATCAACCCCGCCCCTGCTCCCACGAGCAGCAGGAATGCCCACCACGGGGTCCGATCCCATCCAAAGAGCTTGCCTTCCATGCGCCCATCGTAGCGCGCGCGTGACGCCTAGGGAACCCTTCGGAGCGAGCAAGTTGCTCAAGAAATCCCCCCATAGGGGAAGGGAGCGTCGCCGTGGCAGACGAGGAAGAGGGCCAGGAGGCTCAAGAGGACCAGGAAGTCCAGGACCTAAAGACCCGGCTCACAGCCATCGAGGCAGAGCAGGTCGAGGCCCAGGCTGAGGTCAAAAGGCTCGTCACCGAGAACAAGAAGTACCGGGAGCGCGCGCAAGCCGCGGAGTTCGCCGGGCTCAAGGCGAAGTTCCCCGCACTAGAACCAGACGACATCGCCGGTCTGAACGTTGAGGCCATCGAGAAGCTTCTCTCGAAGGTGGCACCACCGCAGACGCAGGAAGAGACGACCGAGAACGCCCCATCCCCAGAGGTGGAGGCCGCGAAGAGCTTCGCGGCAGGCGTCGGAGGTCAGGCCCCTGCCCCAGGCAAGACCTACACGGCGGCAGAAATCCGAGATATCGGCATTCGGGATCAAGCTGAAGCCCTGCGTCTGATTCAAGAGGGGCGGATGCAGTCCCCCTCATAAAGGAACCTTCGATGGGCAATGAAACCACCACCTCCACTCAGGCAGACTCACTCTTCACGTCTTGGGTGAGCGCGCAGATCCTGGAAGAGGCGCGTCCGTACAACGTCATGCGCTCCTTCTTCCGCTACGCAGGTCCCGAGAAGGCCAACGCCTACGACTTCCCGATCATCACCGACCCCGGTGCTGCGAGCGCGTCGTACAGCGAAGGCACGGGCCTGACCAACACCGCCATCAGTTCCACCGACGAGACGGCCACCGCAACGGCTAAGGGCGCGATGGCGACCGTCACCGACGAACTGGACGAGATCAGCCTGTTCGACAGCTACTCGGTGTTCGGCAACGTGCTCGTGCGTTCGGTGCTGGAGCGGTTCGAGACAGACGCCACGGCGCTGCTCGACGACTTCTCCAACACCACCGGCTCGGCCGGGGTCCCCACGACCTGGGCGACGCTGCTGGAAGCGCTCAACCAACTGGAGCAGCGCGACCAGACGGGCGAGGCTGTGTTCGTGCTCGACCCGGCTCAGGTCGGCGACGTGCGCGATGACGTTGGTACCTCCGGTGCGTCCATCCACACCAACCGTGAGGAGACGCAGATGGCGACGCTCGGCGGCTACGCCGGGTTCAACGTCGGCCCTGCGGGCGTGTTCCAAACCTCGCTCGTGACCTCCACCGGAGGCGCGGTGTTCATCAAGGGCGTGGCGCTCGGTCTGTACGAGATCCGCCCCATCCGCACGGAGACGGAGCGAGACGCTTCGCTTCCGGGCACCGAGGTCGTTGTTACCCAACGCTACGGATCGGTAGAGATCCGCGACGCTGCGGGCGAGACGATCCTCGTGTGAATCATTCCCGGCTGGGGGGCTTCGGCCCCCCGGCCTCCGGGAAGGGAGAGACATGGCATTCCGAAGCAAGGGCACGGACGCAGCGGCCCAGCGGGTGGCTGAGGCGCAGGCGGACGCCGCCGACCTGCGCGAGCAGGTAACGGTTCTGCGCGAGGAGAACAGCCGCCTCAAGGCCCGCAAGCCCAAGAACAAGGACACCCAGACCGTCGATGTCATCGGCGGGCTGCTCGCTCTGGAAGCCCCGGCGCGCGAGGCGGCGGCCAACTACCCCTCGGGGCCGAACTCCGACGCGGTGAAGCACGCGCTCACCGCCGCCGCGCACGGCCTCGCGCACGTCCGCAAGGCACTCGATCAGGTTCGCCGACTCGGGAGGCCCGCATGAGCCCTAGGGCAAGCACGAAGGAGAAGGAACTGTTCCACCAGGGCGTGTCGTACAGGGGCAAGCAGGCCGTGCGACTCAAGCCCTGTTCGCGCGAGTTGAAGATGCTGCGGCCCATCTGCGCGACCTGCGAGGACGCAGCGGGTGGCGCGGTGTACCTGGAGCCCGGTTGGTACCTGACGTGCGAGCACGACCCCTACGTTTCCGTGGCGGAGCGCAAGACCGAACGCCCCGTCTACGAGGACGAGATCGAGGACGACAAGCCTACCGGCCGCAAGCGCATCACCGGAACGGAAACCATCTCCGAGTTCGTCCCCACCCCCAACTGGGTGTCCGTCACCCACGCGAGCGGGATGAACAAGGGCAAGGGCATAGACCGCGCGCTGCGCAGGGGGTTCATCTACCCGCAGCAACTCCGCTCCCCCGCCTACCCCGAGGGGATCAAGATGCGGTGCATGTTCCGCGAGTGCTACCGCGAGGACATCCAGCAGTTCAAGAACGGGTGGTTCTGCCGCGAGGTGGAGGCCAAGCTCGTGAAGGTGTCGGACTCCGAGGAAACGTGGGAGGTCGGCCAGTTCTCCGTGCGCTCTGACAAGATTCAGGCCGCCATTCTCGACAAGCAGCTGGTGTAGCTTGGTGGACCGCTCCGAACTCGACCGCTTCGTCCGCGAGACGAAGGTCAAGGACCTGCGCGCGCTCGCGCAGGAGAGGGGGCGTCGGGGCTACGTCGCGCAGGCGAACTCTGACGGCACGGCCGGGCTGGTCAAGTGGGATCAATCCTCAAAGACTCCTGACGGCCGCTACAACCAGCAGGTCGCGGGCGAGGACCGCAAGACCGAGGACCAGCTTGTCGCCAAGCTCCACGAGGGGCTGCCGGAGGTCAAGCGCAGGACGGCGCAGGAACGGTTCCGCGTCCTGTTCGAGCGCCTGGTGCAAGAGGCGATGGTGTCCTACCGCGCGCACGGATATCCCGTGTGGCCCAAGAGCATCCAGTACAAGCTCGCGACGCTCGGGTGGAAGCCCGGCGACCCCGACGTGTACGGCCAGTGCCGCGCGCTCGCGGAGAGGCTGTTCATCGAGGCTGGCCAGAAACAGCAGGAGAAGGACCGCCGCAAGACAACGCTCGGGTGGCACGGAGAGTACAACCACGCCGTGACCGCGCGCGCAGACTCCGAAGAACCATCACTCGTCTCGGCCGCAAGGGCCGGGACGCCGAAGAGAAAGGCGAGTTAGATGGGCTCAGGTGCCATTCAATACGAACGCAAGCGGATCGTGGGCAACTGGGGTATCGACCAGAAGCGCCCCCCCGCCCCGTACATCTTCGACGACTTCCTCGGGGATACGCTCAACACCGACCTCTGGGTCGCCTCCTCCCCCCAGGCAACAGGCGGAACGGACTTCGCCATCAGCACCACCGCAGGTGATCCGGTCGCGGGACACGGCGGGTGGATCGCGGGAACCAAGGGAACGGGCGACGACGACGAGGAGATCATCAACGGCGAGATCCTCTGGACGCCTTCTCGCGCGGTCGGCGGGCGGATGCTGGTGTTCGAGACGCGACTGTCTGCCCCGGTCGTTACGACAATCCGGCTTTCGGCCGGGTTCACCGACGTGAAGAACGAAGGCCCCTTCGACCTCGGGGCTTCCGACGCCATCACTTCAACCGCTACCGACGCGGCCGCGTGGATCGTGGACACGGACGCCGACACCGACGAGTGGTTCGGCCTGAACGTGGACACCAACGCGGACGGCGATCTGGTCAGCGGTGCGGGAGCACCCACGGCCGCAACCGCAACCGTGCTCCGCATCGAGATCGACGCGCTCGGCCAGTGCTTCTACTACTTCGACGACTCGGAGAGCGACCAGGCCCTTCCGGCGCTCATCGGCTCGGACACCACGGGCGTTACCGAAACCGTCGCGCTCACGCCGTTCGTGGACGTGCTCACCCGAGGCGACGTTGATAACCAAGTGGTCGAGGTTGACTACTTGTTTATCTCTTGTGCGAGGTAGTGGATGAAGACTGACGAGAAGCACGAGCAGGCGATGGAGAAAGCCAAGCCCCTTACGGCGCGCTCGGACCGTACCGCCGCGTCGTGGGGTGGGCTGTTCTTCGCCATGCCTGACCCTGGTTGCCCGAAGCCCAAGTGCCTGCGGCGTCCTGGACACGAGGGCGATTGCACACGCTGGCCAACCCCAAAGGAGAGTTAGATGGGTGCTACTGCTGGAAAAGTCGTTCCAATCGTTGAGGCCAAGACCGCGAACTACACGCTCGACAACGGCGATTGGGGGAAGATCTTCACCAACCGCGGCGCGGGCGGGGCTGTTACGTTCACGCTCCCGGCCGTTGCGGGCACGCCCTCCGGGGCCTACGCGCACTTCTTCGTCGTGGCGGATCAGACGGTCACCATCGCGGGTACGGCCGGAGAGGTAGTGACCTTCAACGACCCCACCGCGAACTCCGTCGCGTTCTCCACGTCCTCGGAGAAGGTCGGAGCGGGCGTCTATGCCCTCTGCGACGGTACCTCGTGGTTGCTGTTCCTGAACACCGAGGAGACTCAGACAACCACCGTTGCCACGTAAGGGGACCTAGATGGCTCGCTCCTTCAAGCTCGTTCGTTCGGAAACGGAACAAGCGACGACGGGTCAGACCGACACCATCACCACGCCCGGCTTCGCGCGCACGGCCATCGTGTACCTGAACGTGACGGCTGCCGCTGGGACCACCCCCCTGACGGACATGAAGTTCCAGTACGTGAACCCCGTCTCCGGCAACGCCGTGGACATGCAGTGGGACGGCATCACGCAGATCGCGGGCACCACGGCGGGCAACGTCGTGGTCATCCTGGGCGCGCACAACGTGGACACCGAGGACGACACTGGCCCCATCTACTTCGTCAAGGACGCCCTCCCGCAGGAGTGGAACATCGTCACCACGCTCGACCGCGCGGATGCCAGTGAGGAGTACACGTACGACTTGTCCGTTGAGTTCGTGGGATAGGGGGCGCTCATGTCCTCCAAGTCCGGCGTTCCCGAGATAAGCAAGGCCAAGGGCGTTCACGGCTACAACGAGGCAGACGACCGCGCTAACCCCATCACCATCACCGAGGACGGAACGAAGAACCGCCTCGACGTGTCGGCCGAAGTCTCGGGCATCGCGGATGTCAACCTCGACGAGGACAACGACGAAGTAACGGTCGCCAACACCTCGGACGGGGGCACGACCCGCGCGCTCGCCAAGGGCGACACGGACGGGCGCTTCCAGATAGACCTGGAGCGCATCAACGGCACGGCCACCCCGCTCGGCGGAGGCACGGAAGCCGGAGCGCTGCGCGTTACGGTCGCCAATGACTCCACGGGCGTCGTGTCCGTCGATGACAACGGCGGAACCCTCTCGATCGACGACGGGGGCGGCTCGATCACGGTTGACGGTACGTTCGAGTCGGTGGGTAACGTCGCCCACGACGGAGTGGACTCGGGCAACCCCGTCAAGGTGGGGTACAAGGCCATCGCGCACGGCGCGAGCCCCACGGCGGTCGCGGCTGCCGACCGCACGGACGCCTACGCCAACCGCCACGGCATCCCCTTCGTGGTGGGCGGGCATCCCAACATCGTGACGACCGAGTACATGACGACCGGCGCGCAGGCCAACGACGACATGCTCGGTGCCATCGGCGCAGGGTCCAAGTACGTCATCACGCACATCATGGTGACGACCGACGGGACTACGACCGCCATCCCGCAGGTGCGTATCGGCTTCGGCACTGCCTCGGTGCCCGCCGAGCCTGCCTCGGGGGCTTCGGTTACAGGCGTGGTGGCCTCGCACCCCGGCCTCCTGGGCGGAACGGGCTTCGTCAAGGGCGACGGTTCGGGCATCCTTGCGGCGGGTGGGGACGGCGAGGAGTTGCGCATCACCTGCGACGCCCCCACGGGCGGGCAGATCACCGTGAGCGTGAGCCACTACGTCGTTCCTTCGTAATGGATGTCATCGCGCTGGTTCAACTCGGCGACGACGCCGACTGGACCCTTCTGGACCTACCGAACAACCCGACCGCCTGGACCTCCCTGAGCCCCAGTGCGACCGTGAAGTCCATCAACGTCCAGGGGGTCATCCTGGAGGGGTACGGGCGCTACACCATCGAGGCTGCCGACTTCGGCGGCATCATGGTCAACGCCTGGACAGAAGCAGGGGTCGTAGTCTCGGGCGAGACGTGGACCTTCTACCCCCTGAGTCCAGACCTGGACCTGGGGGGCGCGGTGAACACCGACCAGGTGCGCGTGGTCTACCCTACGGGCTTCCCCGTCCCGTTGACGCCCTCCCTGAAGGGCTCGCTCCCCACGGCCGCGCAGCTTGCCTCTCGTTCTCTGTGGGGGTGGCGCAACTTCTGCCAGCACCTTGATCCGTCTGAGTTCATCATCGTGGACGGCAAGCCCGAACTCCTGGAACAGCGCGCGCAGGGCCGCTACAAGCCTCTGGGAGGCACGAGAACCTACTACCAGTCCCTCACCGACCGCGCGCACGGCTCGTTCGTGTTCTCCCACGAGAAGGCCCTGGACCTTGCGCCGGACGTGAGCGGGGAAATCTTCGTGAACGTGGCCGCTTCAAGCGCCCTGGAGTCCTTCGCTTTCCTGACGGCCAACGGCGGGGGCTCGGCGCTCAACAACGAGCCGGGCTACGCAGCCCCGTGGACCGACGCGCCCATCACCACGCGCGCGCAACTGGACTGTACGGCAGCAGGCGCGAACATATCGTATGGGCTCAGGGGCATCACCATCCTCTTGGACACGGCCAACGGTCAGTTCCGTCGCGTCACCTCGGGGACCAACGCAAACGTCCAGGGGGCGGCACAGGCCGAGGCAGCCTTCACCGGCACCGGGCTCAAACTAGCGACGGATGCCGGTTTCGCCGTCGGGGCTGGGCACGCTGCCGACGACCTGTATGCCATCCACGTTGCGACGGGCAACAGCAACGTGCTGAACGCGCAGCAAATCATCATCCGGGTCGGGACTTCCGATTCCTTCGCCGACGGTTCCTGGCCTCCCAAGCAGGTCTACGCGGACCTTCGTTCGATGGGGGTGGGGTATTGAGACGAGAGAAGATGGCCGTCTACATCCGCCTCCAGCGCGAGGTCGCGCGCGCAGCAACGCCCATCGGACGGGCGGTCGCGCGCCTCCAGTATCGGCGAGCGCGCAAGCGGCTGGAGATGACCGAGGACGCGTACGTCAAGGTGGTGAAGTAGGTGCCTATCCGCCTGATCCTGGGGGATGCGCTCGAACCCTACGAGCGCGCGCGCGGCAAGCGGCTGTTCCGCAGGCTTCGTCTGTGGTGGGTGAAGCGCCGCCACCCGTTGGTCCATCGCCGTTCCCGCAGGTGACGGACCAGCCACCCTAGCCTCGTGCCCGATACTCGACTAAGCCCAGCGGCTGGACTCTCGGACTCCGGCGACCAGACGGTCGGCGGGGACCTCACGGTGTCGGGCGCGCTCACCGTCACGGGCGACGCCACCATCACCCAAGACCTCACGGTCGTAGACGACCTCTGGGTCAAGGGCGGGGAACCGTGGTTCGACGTCAAGGCCTTCGGAGCCACCGGGGACGGGACGACCGACGACACGACTGCTATCCAAGCGGCGCTGGACGCAGCGGAAACCGCAGGCGGGGGGACGGTGTTCGTCCCCTTGGGTACCTACGCCATCGAAACGGCGCTGGAGATCGGCGACTTTACGCACCTGCAACTGGACCGGGACGCGACCATCAAGCGCACCGCGAACATCGACAACATGCTTCGCAACAAGGCAGACGGGGTAGCGGGCGGCTACACGGCGAACTCCGACATCACCGTGTCGGGTGGGGCGTGGGACGCCAATAGCACGGGCATCGGGACAGAAGCAGATAAAGCCATCACGATTATAGCGTTTGGCCACGCATCCAACGTTACCATCCGTGATGTCTCTCTTTCGGATGTTGCTTGGTGGCATTGTATCGAGCTAAACGCCGTCCAACACGCCATCGTCCGCGATTGTCGCCTTAGCGATACCTCCGTTGGCCCAGCCTCGGAGATGATTCAACTGGACCTGATGAAGGAAGCAGGGGCCTTCCCCTGGTTTGGACCATACGATGACACGCCCTGCAACGACATCCTCGTCGAAGGATGTGTGTTCAAGAATGGATTCCTAGCGGCGGGTAGCCACAGCGGCGTAGAGGGTGTGCGGCACTCTAACATTCGGATTCTCGGCAACCAGTTCACGGGCTTCTCGGACCGCACTCTGTTCATCCGCAACTGGCAGGATGTCGTCATCGCCGACAACGTTATCGACGACACTCTGTTCGGCATCGACATCAGCTTCCTCAACGATACAACGTGCAGGGGCTTCGCCATCGTGGGGAACGTCTTGACGAACATTACGCCCGCGAACAACAACGCGCGGGGAATCACGGGCAACGGCGGCAACATAACGGACCGCCGTATCCGCGACATCTTGGTTGCTGGCAATGTGGTGCGCGACGGCGGGCGGTTCGGAGTGGCCTTCGACTTCGCTAAGGGGGTCGTCATCACCGGCAACATCATCGCCGACTGGGGTGTAGCAGGCGGTTGGCTGTTCCAGACGGTTGATGCGGTGTTGTCGAACAACCGCATCACGGACAACTACAACATCGGCACCGGCTCGGGCACTTCGACCAACACGCAGAACATCGTGGTCACCGGCAACCACATCGGCGGTGCGCTCGTTCTGGCCGAGGGCGACAACTACCTGGTGGCTGACAACATCCTGGGCTCTATCTCAGATAACGGGGCTGCCACCAATCGGTCCATCCGGGGGAACCTCGGCCACAACCCGCAGGGCACTGCCACCATCTCAGTCGGCTCGTCGCCCTTCACCTACACCGCAGGCCCCACCCCCGAGGCCGTCTACATCCGAGGCGGAACCGTCTCCGACATCGCCAAGGACACCCGCACCATCTTCACGTCCACCGATCAAACCGTGTGGCTTGAGCCTGGGGAGGCGGTCGTTGTGACGTATTCCTCGACGCCGACGATGGAGAAGGACCGAAAGTGAGCAGCAGCGCGCTCGTACTCAACGTCTGGCGGATGCTTGGCTCTGCTCCGTTTCAGGACGTACACACCAACTCCCTCACGACCGCCGCCACGTCCTTGACGGTCGCGTCCGACGCCACCGACCGCTACGAGGTGGGGGACCGCTTGGAGTGGATCGCAGACGGGACCTACGAGCGCGCGGAGGTCACGGCGACTGCCGCCACGGCCCTGACGGTCCGAAGGGGTATCGACGGCACGACCGCGCAGACCCACGACGCGGATGCCGTGTTCGTCAAGTCCCCCGTTCATTGGGCACCCAACATCAACAAAGCTCTCGACGACGCGCTCAACGCCGACCTGTACCCCGACCTGTACGCGGTCTATGAAGCCCAAGTGACCTACGACCCCACGACGGCCGACTGGTACGAGATCGACGCTGCCGCCGAGGACATCCTGGACGCCTACCAGAAACCCGACTCGGGCAACGTAGACCTGCTGCCCGTGCGCGTGAGCCAACCCCGGTGGGTGGACGCAACCCTTGCGCCGACGCACAAGCGAGCCTTCAAGGTCCTCTACGCGCCGGACAACAACAACACCATCTTCGTCCAGTACGCGCGCAAGCCCGCTGTAGCTGACCTGTCGGAGGGGATGCAGCGCGTCGTGGAGTACGGGGCCATGCGTCGTTTGCTGGAGTGGTACGGCACCTACCTGCTCTCGCGCTACGACATCGACCAGGGCGGGGTCCACGCGCCCGGCGCAGCCCAGCGGGACGCGCGCTGGTACCTGGCGATGCAGGACGAAGCCCGGCGCACGGAGAAGGCCGTCCTGAACCGCCGCTTCCCCCGTCGTAAGCGTCAATGGCTCGGGCCTGCCCACGTCACCACCGCCTCCGGTACCGGCTACTACAGGCGATGAGGCCATGAGGCCAAGCGGCATCACGATCAACGACATCCCCTACGCGCTGGCGGACGGGGAGGGTTCCTACGAAATCCTCGAAGACCCCGCCGTCATCCAAGACCCCGACATCGCGGGCGCGTCCCGACCGTCCAAGACCTCGCGCCCCGACATCCTGACGTGGAAGTGGGACGATTGGAGCGGAGGCGAGGGAACGCGCTTCATCGACTCCTCGCGCCCCGACACCTTCAAGCAGTACCAGGACTCTTCGGACGCGGTGAACGTCCTGACGCCGGGAGAGTTGAGCATCGGCCTGGACCTGTCGCAGAGCCAGGGCCTGATAACTGGTGCCTCACCTGAGGCCACCACCCGCTCCTTCCTGGCGGCAGCGGGTGGAAACGTGTTCGCCTACCACACAGACGGGTCACCCGAGGTCGTCGTGTTCAAGTACGACTTCTCCACCTGGTCCGACCCCGCGACGACCGTGGACGCGGGCGATTCCCTGAACGGCCCGCCCGCAGTCTCGGGCGCGAAGATGTTCGTGGGCACGACCTCGAACATGTTCAAGGTCGCTACCGACCTGACCGTCACCGCCTGGGGCGGGGGCGCGGCCTCTCAATCCCCCATCGCGGCGGACAACCGCCTGTACCACTTCCGCGAAGGCACGGACAAGATCGACCTCTACCAAGCGGACCTCAAGGCAGCGGGTGCTGGGACCTTGGTAGGAACGGCCAACGGCGTCGATAAGGTCATCGCCGCAACGTCCAACGGCCAGCGCGTGTTCCTCGTGGCAGGGCGCGGAACCGAGCAGATGAAGCTGTTCGTCTGGGACGGAACGGCGCTCGTGGAACAGGGCGACCTGCCCCAGACGTTCCGCACCATCGACGACCGACTGGACGCCGCGCGCGTTGCGGCAGGAGTTCTGTTCATGGCGGGCCATACGCCCGGTGCTGCTGCGGGTGTGCTGGACGCCGCAACCCTCATCTTCGCAGAGGGCGCGAACGTCGATACGGTCGTGTCGGTCAAAGACCTCGCGCTTCGCACCGCGCAAGCACGGCGGTTCCGGTGCGTCACCCAAGCCAACGACAACCTCCTGCTCCTGGGCGGTTCTGATCCCGACGACGCGGACGTGTTCGCCTACGACATCAGCACGGGGTCCCTGAGTCTGCGCGCGCGCGGGGACGTGACGGACTCGGGGCTCACGTCGGCGGAAATCAACTCCCTGGTGTGGGAGAAGGGGCAGTTGTTCGCGGCCGTGTTCGCCGACGCCACGGCCAACAAGACCTACGTGCGCTATTCCCTGGCGACCGGCGACGACAAGTACCGCTCCGCGACTGCGGTGGCCGCGCCCCTCTGGGACTTCGACCTTCCCAACGACGAGAAGATTCTGTTGGACGTGGAGCTTCACTTCAAGGCTCTGGCGGCAGGCGAGGAGGTCGCGTTCTCCTTCAAGGCCGACGACGGCTCGGAGGTCACGACGGACGCCTCGGCCGCTACGATGGAGGCCACCTTCGCCGCAGACGGGGCCGTAACGCGCAAGTCCTTCACGATCTCGGGCGCGAGCGTCGAGCGCACCTTCCGCTACCTGGAGCCCCGCCTCACCCTGACGGCAGGCACGGACGCAGCCACCACCCCAACGCTCTATTCCGCGTCCATCCGCGCTACCACTTCGGGGAAGGCGAAGTTCATCCGCTGCGAGATAGATCTAGGCGCGCGCGTGCCGCACCGCACGGTGTCGGCTGCGAAGGCGGCGGCTGAGTTGGAAGCTCTGGTCGAGTCCTCTAACCGCATCGTGGTCATCAAGCCCTGGTACGAGAAGGGCGGCGCACCGAAGCCTCGTTCGTCGGACTCCTACACGGTCCTGATCCATCAAGCGGCCCTGCGCTGGCGCTCGGCCAACAGCGGGCGCGGTGCGCTGATGTTCCGCGTGTTGGCCTAGGCATGGGCAAGGCGTTTCCCAACCCCGCGCCCCTCCAGGGGCGGTTCACGGCTCCTCAGACGCACCTGGTCGTGATGGAGTACAACGCCGTGGACCTGGCGGGCACGGCGACGGCCGGGTTGAGGCTCGGAGGCACGACCTCGCCGGGGCGCGCGCTCATCCCTTTCCCCGGTTGGGTGCGCGCGATGGCCGTTCGTTCGAACGAAGCGCGCACGGCGGGCACCGCCACCTTCGAGGTGTTGATCGGCGGGGTAGACGCAGGCGCGGAGTTCGACGTGGTGCTCAACGCCACCGACACACAGACGGCGTACAAGACCTACCCGCACCGAGAAGCCCTGGCCCTGCGTCCGGGGGACGACGTACAGGTCCGCGCGGATACCTCAGGCTGGACCCCCACCACGGCGGATGTCATCGCGACCCTGTGGCTAGAGGTCCGCGACGTTCTCGCCTAGCGGGTAGCCCTTCGGGGTGACCGCGCGCGCATCCTCCCCGCTAGCCCCCTCCGGGTTGAGTGTGCCACCTCCTACTTGGCCCCTCCCCGGCAGGGGGTTTCAGTTCCCCGGAAAGGCCCTTGAAAATACCCGAACATTAGTTTAGGTTAGGGACATGATGAATGAGCAGGAACTCCCTGGAATCCAGAGCCGCGCGGCGCACCGCCTGACCCATCGCCAGCGCTCTATCCTGGAGTACATCCAACGGATGTACGTTGAACGCGGCTATCCCCCGTCCGTCCGCGAGATTGGCGAGGCAGTTGGACTGGCCTCTCCCTCCAGCGTCCACGCGCAACTCTCGACGCTGGTCGAGCACGGGTATCTCAAAAAGGACCCGAAGCGCCCTCGCGCCATCGCCGTCCAGATCGCCAGCTAGCCCTTTGGATTTCCCAACGTTTTGAGGCTCCTTCCTCAGCCCTGAAAGCCCAGAGATGGGGTTCTGTGGGGGTCAAGAGGCCCTGGGGGCATCTGAGGCTCTGAGGGCATCTGAGGGGCCTTAGACGTGAAGTCCAGAGCCAGGACGCTGCGCGCTAGGCGCGCGGGGCGCACCCGTAGGTAGATGCTGGTGGTCGATAGGTCCGCGTGGCCCATGAGTTCCTGTATCTGGCGCAGGTCCGCTCCGGCCTCCAGCAGGGAGGTGGCGAAGGTGTGCCGGAGGTCATGACAGCGGAAGAACACCCCCGCGTGCGCGCGCGTGGCGTGGATGCGGTCCCGCCAGGCGGTGTCCGATAGCGGGTGGTCGGGCAGGCGTGGGGAGGGGAACAGGTGGCGCGCGTCGTGCTCCAAGCCCCCCAGGGCGTGTCTGAGGTGAGGGTGGAGAGGCACCGCCCGTTCCTTGCGGCGCTTGCCCAGGACCCTTAGGTGGTCGGAGTGGAGTTGATCCCACGTCAGGGTTCGGGCTTCGGTCTTACGTAGTCCCGCGTAGAGCATCAAGCCAACCATCGCGCGCGCGTCGCCTTGCGTGTTCGTCCACAGGACGTGGGCTTGCTCGTGGTCTAGGGCTCGGGGTAGGAGTTCCGGTTCCCGCAGGCGGGGAAGCCCCACGGCGGGGTTGTGCGCGCGCCTACCCGTGAAGGCGCAGAACACCCCGAAGGCCACAAGGGCCTGACGTACGTTGTTGCGGTTGCGCGCGGTGTCGAAGGTGAACAGATAGGCGCGCAGATCGCCTTCGTCGGCCCAGCGTATCCCTCTGCCCCCGTGCGCGCGGAGCCAGGCATCGGCTACCAGAACCCTGCGGGCGTAGGTCTGGCGGGTCGTGAGTTCCCACCCGCGCTCGTGCAGGCCCCAACTCGTGAACGCCCGGACCAGATCCATTGGCTCCCCCCGCTATCTCGGCTCTTGCCCCGTGAAACTGAACTAGGGTCCGCGCGAACGCGCTAGGGGGAACAATACTGCGCGTTTACGCTGGTGAGAGAGCGAATGCCGAGAATACCCCTTGCGAGCGGAGACACGCGCGCGAGCGGTCTTCTTCCAGTCCTCAGCTAGTGCATCCCAGAACTTGTCCTCGGGGATGTAGAGCGCGCGCCGCACCAACTCCGAGAGCGGCGTTCCACCCCCCGGAGCTTGGAGTCCTCGGTACGCCTCCGGGCCTGCCTCACCACGACAAGCGTTGCGGATGGCCTCTTCGCTTCTCTCAACGCCGAACTGAGCCTTGATCTGGAGTCTCAGGGACCGATAGGTCCTCGGCCCGAGGTATTCGTGGATCAACGTTCCGACAGCAGTAGTGACAGGAGCACGTCTGCGCCCCATGGGTACCACCTCCTGGGAAGCATTATCCACAATCCCCAGGTCCTGCGTCAACAAGGGGTTCCGGTTTGTTCGTTGTTCTGGGATGCCCGTTCCCAAGAATTCCTCTTATTGACATCGGGCCTTATGGGTGTAATGTGCCGCCCTGTGCCCGTGCGCAAAGACGAGATCAGCCGTTCTTCTGGTCCTTCGCTGCGCACACGGCATGAGGACCTGAACCCCCCCGGCCTTGCTGGGGGGGTTCTCTAACTTACGGGCCCCGTATATATCGACCCGATCGCTTCTGATGGACGAGCGCAGAGGCTTAGAACACCATGCGCTCCGAACGGAGCAGGCTGAAAACCCTAGCCCTTAAAGGGGTTAACGGCTAAGGGGCTCAACGAATAGAGCCTTGTTATATATCTGCTTAGTTCGGGTAAAGGGTCCTTCAGGACTCGGTAAAGATGTCCCCCAGACTGCCGGGGGAAAGTGGCAGAAGGTCAAGATCGAAAGGCCACCCCCCTGTCCTCTCGCTGAATACGCGCGCGGACCAGGCAAATCTCTGATTCGCCGAGAAACTTCTCCCCACACTCTTGACTTCTGATTCCCAAGAGATTATCTTGTCCACAGGCCCAAGGAGGTGGGTTCCATGAAGTCCAGAGACTCCCGAGTCAAAGCCCTTGATGCTTCGTCGGCTGTGGTGCTGCGGCATCTGTACCGCAAAGCTGCCTGGGCGCGCGGGTTCCGCGTGGAGGACCTGCGGGACTGGAGCCGCGACGAGCTGATCGGCGCAATCCTGCATCTGGAAGAGGGGGGTGCCGCATGAGCGCAAAGGGGATCGCGCGCGCAACGAAGCGCAAGACCTTCGCTGACAAGCTCGTGGACCTGCACGCCTGCGAAGAAGCCCGCGAATGGGTGGGCACTCGTTCCCTCGTCAAGGCATGGGAGGAGTGCGAGCGCGGGGACTGGATGCTCTGGCTCGCCGCGCGCAACGTTGTCTACGGTGGAGCGCTCCACCGTACCGTCGTGCTGGCCGCCGTTGAGTGCGCGCGCCCGGCGCTCAAGTTCGTGCCTGCGGGCGAGAAGCGCCCAGCCGAAGCCCTGCGCGTTGCGGCAGCATGGGCTCGGGGCAAAGCCACCATCGAACAGGTGCGTTCCGCCGCCGACGCCGCCGCCGCCGCCGCCTCCGCCCACGCCGACGCCGCCTACGCCCCCGCCGCCGCCGCCGTCTACGCCGCCTACGCCCCCGCCGCCGCCGCCTCCGCCTACGACGCCGCCCGAAAGGACTCCTTGGCGCGCTCCGCGCGCATCGTCCGCAAGCACATCAAGGTCGTTCGAGGAAAGTTGGTGCCCGCATGAGCCTGGTTCACTACTCGCTGCCTGAGGATTGCCAGTTCTCCCATGCGGTGCGCGCGAACGGCGACCACGTTCTACGCATCGAGGACGGGGACGTGATGTTCGTGATCGCCATGCACCCGCAGGCGTGCGCGCGGCTCAAGCACACCATCGTCGAGGACCCCTTCGAGACACTGACCTCTGCGCGTAGCGTCGGGCATGGTGGCCGGGGAGAACCCGGCACGATCCCAGGGGCCCTCTCCTGGGGAGCGGATGAAACACCCGGCGCGCGCGCAGCCTTCTTCAACACCTTCAACGACTACCAGAAACAGGCGCACTTGCAGACCATCGACGACTCCCGCTGCGCGTGCGGTGAAGACCTAGACGGCGACCACGAGGGACGCTGCGCGCGCTGTCAGACGACCGAAGAGCAGATGGCGTGGGACGACGCGGCTGCGGCGAATCAGGGGCCTTCGGCTTGGGAGAGGGGCGCGTGATGTTCATCCTCGGTCTGATCGCCTGGACGTTGCTGATGATGTTCTTCGTCTGCGCGGGTGCGAGATGGGAGCGTCAGACGCGGGCTCGGCCCCCCGAACCTGCCGACGGCGCTCCCCTCCCGCGATGGATCAACTCTGCGAACGACCGCGCGATGGAGTACCTGTTGCGCGGACCCAAGGTTGCGAAGTGGGGCGATGATGTTCCTCGATAGCGCAATCGACGCCCACTTGTATGAGCAGGTAAACGCATCCCGCCGCGATGTCGCAGGCCGCAAGCGGTGGCGCGCGAGCCTCATCGGTTCCTGCCTGCGCGCGCAGTACCTGACGGAGCAAGGGGTAGCGGGCTTGCCGATCGACGCGCGCACGGCGCGCATCTTCGAGGTAGGGCACTTGACGGGAAGGATGGTCGAGGGCTGGTTCAAGGACATGGGCATCCTGCTCGGAGCCGAGGTCCCGTTCGCCGACGACGATCTGAACCTCGGCGCGCACGCGGACTTCATCGTCAAGCACGAGGGCTCCATCGTTGGACTCGAACTCAAGAGCAAGTCCTCCAAGAGCTTCTGGTGGGCGGCGAAGAAGAACGAGACGGTCGCGGGTCATAACCAACTGCTACAGGCCGCTGCGTGCGCCCTGCTGGCCGAGCGCGCGGACTACCACGTGGACTACTGGCAGGTCATGTCCATCTCCAAGGACGACCTGAGCATCCAACTCGACGACGTAACGGGCGCGCACATGCAAGAGGTCATCGAACGCTGCGCGCAACTCAACGCCGCAACGTCTCACCTGGACCTGCCGTGCGACTGCTTCGAGGTATTCGGCGGGAAAGGGTGGAAGTGGTGCAAGTTCGGCATCGACGAATCCACCTGCTGTGATCCCGAGGCTATGGGGCGAGTCGCGTGAAGGCGCGCACGAAGTCGGGAAACCGTCGCTATCTCGATCAGTACGTGAGTTCCCGCGCGTCGGCAGACATGCAGGCCCTTGGGCTGTTCCCCAACGCTAAGGAGGTCACGGAGTCCTTCGGGGCCTTGTGCGCGGCGCGCCAGCACAGCGGGTGGACCGAGGACGACCCCGTGACGGTCATCTGCCCCGGCGACGGGAAGTCCCCGCGCACGGGAGCCACGTTCGCGTTCTTCACCCCCTGGACGGTCTGGAGCGTGGACCCCGCCGTTGATCCGCAGGCGAGCCGGTGGATGCGTGTGCACCGCCTGAGCGTGCTGCCGCTCCCGGTCGAGGACATCGACCCCATCGAAGCCGACCTCGCCCTAGTCGTCGCGGTTCATTCGCACGCCGACCTGAACGCAGCCATCGGCAAGGTGCGCGCGCGCGAGGTGCGGGTAATCGCCATTCCCTGCTGCGTCGAACAGACCTGGGGCAACCGTCCCTGGATGGCGTACCGAGACTCCGCGATCTGGTCGGACAAGAACGAAGTGAGGGTGTGGCGATGAACTGCTCCCTCTGCCGTACGGAACCCGCCAGGGTCTACACCCTGGATCAGGACGTGCAAGCCTTCTGCTCAGAGTGCGCCGAGAAGGTCGCGCGCGCGTTCGCAGCCGTATCTACCTTCGAGCCCACGAAAAGGAGTGAGCCGTGAACGACTTCTTCGATCTATCCGGACCGGCAACAGAATGGGAAGACCCTTACCCCGAGAAGGGCAGGTGCAAGGTCGGGGGCAAGGCCGTGTGGGTGTTCCGCATGGTCTACGGGACCGAGGACGAGGTGAGCCCGCAGTACGAAGCGCTCAAGGCCGCTGCGACCGTCGAACGGTGGGTCAAGGTGACGGGCAAGCAGGACGCCTACACCAAGGGTCCGGCAGCAGGTAAGCCGCGCAGGACGGTCTACGACGTGCTGGAACTGGAGTCCGAGGTGAACGGGGGTGGAAACGGCTCGAACGGGAAGGCGAGCACGCCCACCCCCGCTCGCTCTGGGGATTCCCCCAGAGGGGACTCTCCCGAGTGGCAGGAGCGCCAGCGGCTGATCTCAGCCCAATGGGCCATCAACGCAGGCATCAACATCAGCCTCGCGTCCTTCCCCACCGAAGAACTCACGGCGCGCGGATTCAGCAAGTCCATCATCTCCCTGCCCATCGAGGAGAAGGCCAAGTACCTGCTGGCCCTCGCGCGCGACCTCGCCACAGAGAAGCCCGCGCGCGCAAACCCTTCGCCGCCTCCGCAGGAGCCCCCTCCCGCCGTGCCCCCTCCCGTGGAGCACGTTCTGTCCCCGCAGGAGGCCGCAGCCGTGTCGAAGGGGGCCGTGCCGGAGGGGTGGGGCGAGTGAAGCCCCAGGACGCAACCGCGCGCGCAGAGAAGGTCATCCGTCAGGTGTTCGGCCCTGGAGTGCGGAAGGTCAAGTGAGAACGGAGGTCCGATGAGCCCCGAGGAGATGTCCAGGCGGCTCGGCGTCAGTCCCGGCGCAGTCGTGAACTGGATACGAAAGGGCATCGTCCCCGCGCGCAAGGAGGGTCGTCTTTACATCGTCCCCGACATCGCAGCCGAGAGCTTCATCCAGCGCTGGAAGGAATGGATCGGCAAACCCCTACCCAAGATAGAAACTCCCCCCCCGGGTCTTGTGCGCGTCGGTCAGGCGGCAGAGATCCTGGGCGTCTGCCGTCGAACCATGTGGCTCTTACACGACCGAGGAGTCATCAAAGCCTACCGCGTGGGGAAGCAATTGAGATATCACCCCGACGACCTGCGCGCGCTGCTTGACGCAGGCTGGCACAAGTACTCCACGGACTTCAACGGACGGGTGGCGTGATGCTTGAAACCACAACGACGCGCGTGAGCGATGTCGTGTTCGAGGCATGGTTGTCCAGCGCGCGCTTCCGCGACGGGTATTTCCGTCCCGGGGGGGTTCATCTCCCCGACTGGCTCGACAGCACCGGCGCGGAATATTGGCATCCGGGCGGCGCGGTCGTCACGCGCGAGGAACTGGTGTCCATTTTGGGTTTGGGACGGGTCGCGTGAGCCGCTACCGCTGCCCATGTCGCAAGTGCCCGAACGGGCACGCTGCGGATGATGCTCCGCACCCGGAAGACCACGCTTGGGGCATCGAGTGTTGGCGCTGCGGAGTGCGCTGGTCCGTGCCCTCGGCCCCGAGGTGTTTCCGGTCGCGGGAAGAGGAGCGCGCGACGTTCTGGTGGGAGAAGGGTTATCTCGACGGGATGTTGGGCGACACTCCCCGCCACCCGATTGAGGAATACGCACAACCAGCGAAGAAGAGGAGGGTCGGTGGGTAAGCACGCGATGGTCTACGACGCCCAGCGCTCTGCCGACTGTACGGTCTGCGGCGAGGGTCGGCAGAGCGTCGCGCACGTGAACCCCTACGCCGCCTCCATCCTTGACCACACGGCCGCAATCTCCCGGTTCGAGTGGGCACGCGCGGACTGCGCGCGCCTCCTGGTCGAATCCCTGTCTCCCGCAGAACTGCGTCACGTCTGCCAGGAGGAACTAGGGACCAGCCACCGCAACGTCATTCGCTGGAGTCAGAAGGCCACCGACTTCCCCGAGCGCACCCGCGATCCACTATGGGCCTACAGAAGTCATGACCGCAAGATGCTGGAGGTCGCGCGTGGGGTGTGGTGAAAGACATTGGACGCCGGTGCCCGTATCGACGTACCTGGAAACCGACTGGCGCGCGGCAGCCTGCGCGTCTCACGACCCCGACCTGTGGTGGCCCCACCCCGAGGAACACGCGCGCAGGAACAAAGCTCTGGACATCTGCTCCACCTGCCCACTACGCGAGCCCTGCCTACGCCTCGCGCTGGACGAAGGCCACGATCAAGGAATCTGGGGGATGACAACGCCCGAGGAGCGCAAGGCCATGAGAAGGAGGAGCGCGTGAACGAGCACGTCTGCCCCATCTGTGGAGGGATCTTGTTCCTGGATGTGTCTTTCAGCGTGCCCCTCGAATACATCGCCGACACGCCGTTTGACGTGGCGCGCGCGGACGTGCACGCCATCACGTCGGCGTGGGAGGTTCATTGTGAGGGCGGACACCTGGTCGCTCGCAACGATGGGGCGAATGACTACGCAGAGCCCTTCCGGTTCTCCGCTCTTGCCTGGCGACCCCCCGAGGCCGACGATGCCACGTAAGCCCAAACGCTCCACCCAGCGCACCAAGGCCGACAAGGCGTTCTCCCTGTCCGTGCGCGCGCGCGGGTATTGCGAGGCCGCAGGGTATCCGGGCGTCCGGTGCGGAGGGGGGTTGCAGGCCGCGCATCTGATCGGGCGCAGGTACTACAGCATCCGCTGGGACGAGGAAAACGCCCTGTCGCTGTGCCAAGGCCATCACGTCTGGTTTACGCATAACCCGGAGGCATGGCGGGCGTTCATCGACGAGAACTGGCCCGGCCGGTACGAAGCTCTGCTGAGCCGCGCGCGCACCCCCTGGGACCGCTCCTACGAGACTGTCCTAGAGCGCCTAGAGAAGGAGAAGGTCGATGAGTGACGTCGACGCCCTGATCGCACGGGTGCGAGATTTGTTCAAGCCCGTTCCTTGCAATCACGTTGGGTCTGCTGCCCCGTGGGTGTGCGAGATGTGCCAGAACACGGGGGTTCTACGGGACCAGTACGGGGACGCCGCGATTGAAGCCGCCGACGCCCTTGAACAGATGCGGCGGGAGAGGGACGAGGCGGTGATATTGCGCGACGAGCACTACGTCGTCGCGAAGAGTCAAAACGA